CATCATGACCGATACGCAGCCGGCCATCCTCGATGGCAGCGTCGATCATCGGCTGCATGGATTCGCGGGAGGCGTCGAGATGGGTCTCCCAGTCCTTCATGGGGATGCGGGAGGACAGCATCTCGTCGAAGCCGGCCTGCACCTCGGTCTGCGGGCGGCCCTGGGCCTGGGTGATCTCATCCCAGTATTCGCGGGGGCCAACCTGGCGAATGGCAGCAAGCGTCTTGACAGCCAGGATAAGCGGCTCGACCGCGGCAATAGCGGGCTGCCCGGAGAGACGCTGGGCTTCCTCAGCATAGCGCCGGAGCGTTGGCAGCTCCTCCGCCGCAATGGAAATGTGATCGTCTGGATCGTTCCAGCGATGAGCCTCCAGCATGTCGCGCTGATGCTCCCCCGCGGCCCCGACGGGCAAAGGCTTGATCTCCGCCCCACTGGGTGCCAGGAGAGTCTTCGCTGCGACAAGGTGCTGTGACACCAGATGCACAGCCCTCTTCAGGCGATCCGGCATTTTCCCGGTGGCGGCCTCGACCGAGGTCTTTACCTTGAGGGCGTGCGAAAGAGCGGAGTATCCGTCAGTCACCCCTCCGGGCTTAGCAGCCCCTGCGCCGCGTCCAGCAGGGTGGGGTCGCTGAACTGCTGGCTGGCTGACTGAAGCGCCTTCCCCAGCAGCCCCTGCGCCAGCGGTGACGACGGCTGATTCTGCGTCAGGTCCTGCTGCGCCTGCTGCTGGTTGTCCTGGTTCCCGCCCGATGGGCTCTGCCCCACTCCCGGCTTCACCTTGGACTGGTTCCCCGATCCCTTTGCCTTTCCCGGCAAGGCCAGCTTTGCTGCTCCGCCGCTCCGCGACTTTTTCGGCCGCGCCGGCTCGGATGGCTTGAACCGCTGCGGGCGTGGAACGTATATTCCCGCCTTCTTCATGCTGAATGGCCTCCTGGACATAGGTCTTCACGATGTGTGCGGCGATCTCGCCTGCATTCGGCTTGCCATGCAGCCCGCGCACCAGGGCCTCGATGGCAGGATCGGTATCCTGGCCCGCGAAGTACATATCGGGCGTCGAGCCCTTCTGCTGGATCTCCGTCATGATCTGCAGGGCATCGGACATATGCTGGCTGATGTCGGTTTGCGGGTCAACCTCGCCGAGGCTGATGCCGGCCTTGAGCGTGGCGACGCCAGGCGCAACGTCCGTCAGGGCCTGGCCAACCGCCTGGATCACCGGGTCCGGAGAAACGCGCGCCGCAGCAACGGCGTCATGATTCGGGTAGGCCGCCGCAAGCGTGGCGTCAGCGTTTGGCGTCACGGCCTCGCCGGCCAGCCGCTGCAGAGTCTCTTCCTTGCCTTTGGCCTCCAGGACCTGCGCCTGCATTTTACGCAGCGCGGTGGGGGCGGCCTGGGCGGACTTGATGACAACCGCCGGGACCCCAGCCTCCTTGGCGTATTCGCTGGCGATATCCCTCCACTGCCCGATCGAGAACCCTTGCCCCTTCAGATCGCCCACAGCGGCGTTGAAGGCGGCCTTATCGGCGCCGTGCGCCGCCAGGGTCTGGGCGGGGGATAACCCCTCAGGGGCTCCTGCTGGCGCCTCAGGGGTTTCGGTGGTCTTCTCCACCTTGCCGGCCGCCTCCGCTGGTTCGCCGGCGGCAGCCTCAGCCTTAATTGGGGCCTCCGGTTCCGGGGCGGTGGGATCTGCTGCCTGGGCCGGTGCTTCGTCTGGGAACTTCTCGTCGAGCATCCGCTCCAGATCGCGGTAATAGTTCTCGTGCCCAGGCTCCTTGTCCCCGGCCTTTTTTGCCTGCTGCACGAACTCCTTCATCTCGGCCTTGATGTCGGCAGTGGTCTTCGGCGCCGGGAGCGCGCGGTTCGAAAGGTGGAGAGAATCTGCCAGCGGGTTCGGTCCGCCTTCCTCGAACGGCGCAAGCCGGTCCACACCGCGGGCGAACTTCGGGTTCTTGATGAACGCCTGAATTTCCTCAGGGGTCGAAAGGGGGCGCCGTCCGGCGGCGGAGATGGCATGAGTCATGCCACCGAAGATGGCGCCGAGGGCCATGTCATCCTGAAGGCCCTCGATGGGGCTCCTGTTCGGGTCGTATGTGGTCTTGGCCGCCAGGTTGGAGAGGACGTTGAAGCCTGCCATTTGGGCTGACGTGATGCCGGACCCCTTGAGGGTCTGAGCCAAGAACTCTCCGGCCGAACGCTCGGCTGGTGTCGCCAGGGCTGAGCCCAGCGGGATGAGGTAGCTCAGCCCGATCCCAGCCCCCATCAGGGTCGCCAGCTTGCGGTCACGCTCCGTGATGCGGTTCGTCTCATCCACCTTGGTGCCGGGAATGTCCTGCAGCCGCATGGCCTGCGTCGCAGCATCGTATTGCCCCATGGCAGAGGGGGCCACCGCGAGAGACACGGCCGACGCTTTCGAGAACATATCGCCGATCTTGGCCACGGCCGCCGGTCCGCCCTGGGTCACGGATTTGATTCCACCGGCGCCGTAGAGGGAAGCCATGAACCCGGCGAAGGCTGCCATCTTCGTGCCAAACTCTTCCTGCCGTGCAGGATCGCCTGGGAATTTCTCCTTCACATAGGCTTCCATGAGGCCGCCGAGCTTGGTCAGCTCGTTGTCCTCAGCCTTGAGGTTCGGGTCAACGGCGCCAGCTTCCTGCCCCATCCAGACACTGGCAATGCCGGCGAACCTCGGTACAGAAGCGATGCTGGTACCGAAGGACTGAATTCCAGTTTCCAGGTAGTTCCTGGACGGCGTCAGGGTGGGCAGACCCTCCTTCCCAGCCAGGCGAGCCTCGGTGCTGACGACTGACGCCTCCGCTTCCTTAAGCCGGCCGCGCGCGCTGTCCTGAAAAAAAGCGGCAAGGCCGCCGCTCTGCGGTGTGCCAGCCAGGTACCGGCTGCTGGCCGCTTCTTTCAATTCGGCCTGGCGCTTCGTCAGAGTGCCCTGCACTTCGGCACGCGCCTCCTCCGGGGAGAGCATGCCCCATGGCTGGTTGCCTGGACGCCCATCTGCCACCGGCGGCTCGATGAAGTTGCTTTCGTCCATGCCGCTGGAAGATCTGGCGAAGTCCGCCGCCGAGGCTTCTGCGTCCCGGCGGGCCTGCTCGTTGCGCTGCTGCTTGGCGGCATTCATCCAGTCGAGCGCGCTGGAGATGGTCACCTCGTCTGCGTCGTTGATGGGGAGCGGTGCGCGCGGCGCCGGGGCGCCAGCCTGGGGCTGGTCCTTGCCGGCCGGAGCGCCGAGACCCAAGAGCTGCTGCTGGAATGGGGTAAAATCGCCCTGCGCCTTCTGCGGCGCGGCGGTGTCAACGCCCTCCATTATATCCTGGGAGAGCTGGCGCGTCTGGAAATCGTCCATCGTCATTCGTCTCCACCACCCCAAAGGTTCGAAATCGACCAGCCCTGTGCCTTCTTCGGCGCCTGCGGCTTGGCCGACAGGTCGGTCTGCAGCGCCCGCGCCGTGGTCCCCGGCCCAAATACCGCGTCGATCTCGCGCCACTTGTCCCGGTTCTGCTGAATCATCTTGATCTGCTCCGGCGTCGGCAGCGGCGGCTGCGGCGACGGGCGCGTGAAGGGAGATTCGGATGCCGTCTGCCCCACCTCCCCGCCGAGCACCTGGCCGAATTGGCGCATGGGCATGAGGGTCTTCTCCTGCTCGTAGGCGGCGATATCCCGGCCGGTGAGGGCCTTGCCGCTGGCGATGGTAGCGATCATCCCTGCGGCTTCCTGACGGTTATTCTGGCCCTTGAGCATCATGCGGGCCGCCGCCTGAAATGCTTGGGATCCATACTCAGGGCCGAATTTAAGCTGCGCGCGCGACGCAGCATCCCGAAGCTTGTCCACCGCCTCATTCGGGTCCATGGTTGCCAGGGTTGCGTCCGGGCTTTTGCCCAGGGCAAGGAGGTCTTCGGCCTCCTTGTAGGTGATGGGAGACTGTGCGTTGGGCGAGATGCCCACCTTACTCTGAGCCGCCAGCCGGGCGGAGATCAAGTTGCTCCAGGCATCTCTGGAGGAGATCACCGGCTGATCCACTTGCACCCCGGCGATGGTCGTAATGGGGTTGCGGCGCTGCTCCAGCTCACGGTACGCCTGCTGCACTTCACCGAGACCGTTCACGGCCAGGGCTGGGTCCTTATCACGCATGGAGAGAATTTTTGTCTGTGCGGCCTCGGCGCGCTTTTGCGCATCCACCATGGCCTTGTAGTCCGGGGATTTTGGATCAGGCGTGAACTGCTCAAGGTGGGCGCCCATCTCGTCTGGGCTCATCCCCTCCAGGCCGCCGATCATTTTGTGTTCGAGCTGGGCAGCCCCCCACTTCTGGGTGTACTGCTCGATCTGTTTTGGCGTCAGCGACTGGGACAACTTGGCGCGGTCGAGCGCAGTCTTGCCGTCGTCGAATACAGGCGCTTCACCCGTCTGCCGGATAGACTCGATGCCGTTGTTCACTGCCTCAAGGTGCTGCTGCCGGGAGGCATCCGTCACCTTCTGCAGGAGCTTCATGCGGCCTTCAGAGGTGAGGTGGGGATATTTTGACTGGGCCTGCCCCTCATACGGAACCGGCGCGCCTTCCCTTAGGGCTGCGATGGCTTTCGCACCCTCACTCGCCATTTTGTTTCCCTGCAGCTCGCCATGGCCAAAGGTCGATGCGTGGGGATCGAACTTGTATGTGGAACCGAGGGACGCCGCCAGCCTCTGGAACGACGCTATCTGCTTCGGGGTCTCGCTGCCTTCACTGCCGATAAAGGACACACCGATGGCATTCTTGTTATCGAGCGGGATGCTGCCGCCGCTGTCGCTGCTCTGCCGCTCTCCCGACGCCATCGGCATAATGTGGTTGGTGCGGGCGTCCATGGGAGCGCCCTGGTATACCGCTCCATCCTTGCCGATGTAGAAGTGGTAGCCGAATGACCCGCCGCGGGAAGCGTCCTTGCGCTGGCCGTAGTTTACCTGGTCAGCGTCAGATCCCTTATCGTCCCCCGTAGCGTGGACAACGATCCCCTTGAATGGTTCGGCACTGTTCGTTGCCGCTACGCCGTAGCTGCCGTCGGGGCTGAACTTCTTCCTTACGTCGAGTCCAGGCACTTGGAACGACCCGTCGTCAGACTCCCTTCCAGGAACGGCCGGTGCGCCTCCTTGAACCTGCAGGGATAGCTTCAGCCGGTTGTCGACCCGGTTCTCCAGGCCGCCTTTATTGTCCGGATTGTCTCTGAGATAGCTGCTGAAATCCCCTGACACCTTCCCCCTGTCGGCCTCGCTCATGGCCTCAAGAAACTTCACCGGGTCTCCGCCCGCGGCTTTGGCTGCCTGCTTAACGCGGTCGTTGTGGAGGGTGGTAGAGCTGGGCCCTTGCTGAACTTCGCGATCTGCGAAATACGTCTGTACCCTCGGGTCTGAGGCGAATTGTCCGGCTCCGGCCTTGTTCAGATGATCGCCGACCTTGCTAGCTACATTCTTTTGCCACCAGTCATTTTCCGCAGCAGCCAGGGCTGGAGCATTGTCCTTCGCCGCGGCCTTCCACTGGTCGTCAAATTCCGGTGTTCCAGGGTCAGCGGTGATCCCAAGGGCCTCGCCGCGAGTGTCCCGGAAGTTCCAGGCGCTGCCGCCTTTCTGAGAGTTTAGGCCGACGTTCCCGTATGACGTGCTGCCATTGGTGTCAGAGGCAATGCTCCCGATCCCCTTGATGGGATCAGTCTCCCTCGTCTCAAGGGATGTGGAGATGAACGCCGGTCCAACCGGGAGCGAGCCTGCAGGAGCGCCAGTCTCCTGGGGCATCAAGTCCTTTTTGATATCCTCCGGGGCATCACCCAGACGCAGGCGGTGCTCAACGGCGATCTCGTCGAACTTGGCGAACGAGTCGTACAGCTTCTGCTTCTTCGCCGGCGCCAGCGGCAGGGCGTCCACCTCGGCCCTGGCTTGCTGGGTGATGGCGTCGTGCTGGCTGGGGTCCTGCGACAACTTTAGGCCGTAGTTGTTCAGCCGGGACGAGGCGTCCTTCGTGTAGTAGCTGTCGCGCAGATTCTGCTCATCGCTCGCGGCGTCGCGGACCTGCTTTTTGTGCAGGGTGTCGAGTTTAAAGTCGAACTCCGGCCTCTTGTTTTCCGGAACGTCCTTGAAAAACTCACGGGCTTTCTCCTCGTACCTCTGGCTTACGCCGTCGGCGAAGCCGTCAGGGAGGGCGTTCTGGTCAAGACCTTCCTGTGCGTCCTGGTAGTCCTTATTCCGTTCAGCCTGAAAGTCGTTCCATCTTTTGGCAAGCTCGTAGTCCTTGCCCTGCTTCTGCTGCGCCTCAGCGGCAATGCCGGCATTCATCAGGGATTCACCGAGGCTGCCGATGGCATGGGGGACGGCCGAGAACAGGTCCTTTGGTACTTGCGCGCGGTATCGCGGCGCTACCGTCTGCTCGCTCTGCAGCATGGAGGCATTGGGAAGGACAGCCATGAGGGGTCAGCCGTATCTGTAGGGGGAGGATTGGGATTGGGCGGGTGCGCTGAAGCTGCCGGTGGACGAACCGAACTTGGTCAGGCCCGTCACCACCTGACTGGCAATCGCCCAAGGCATGGCGGCTTTGGTTTGCTTGGCGGCCATCATCGCCAGGTCACCTTGATACTGCAGCCGCTTTGACGCATTTTCGGCGTTGGCCATGGTCGTTTCGGCGTTGAAAACGTTCTTCCCGGCCAGGCTGCCGACGACATCGGCGCTCGATCCGGATAGAGTGCCACCCCCAGATGACGCAGCCCTTGCAATCGCGGTTCCGATGGTGTACTTCTCGGTATTGTAAGCAGCGTTCGATGCATTTTGGGTGCCGGCGGCGGTCTGCTCTCTGGCGGCAGCATAGTCTGCGTTCGCCTGCCCCTTCTGGGCGGCGGCTTGCCCTTGGGCTTGCATATAGGTAGAGGCCGCGCTGATGGCCATACCTACGAGCATTAGTGCTGCCATATTTTTTCGCGCAAGGGACCGTCTGCTTTAGCTGACGGGGGAATGCGCGCCCTTTCTCGTTTTTCTGTGGTTGACAATTTCTAATGTGGTGGCTACATTCACCGCATGAGCACCACCAAACGCCAGTCTGTGACACTCACGGAACCGCAAGCAAGATTCCTAGAAGTGGAGGCCGAAAGGCTTGGCATTACCGTGTCGGATTTGATTCGGCGCATCGTTGACACCTACCGCGAAGGCCGCTGATCCGTGATCTTGAGCTACAAATATCGGATCGAGCCGAACAAAACGCAGGTTGCTGCGCTGTCCGCGATGCTCGCCGATTTTTGCCAGCTCTACAACGCCGCCTTGGAGCATCGCATCGGCGCGTTCCGGCGCGGCGTCAGCGTCCGCAGCCACGAGCAGATCACCGCGCTTCCAGAAATCCGCCGCGACCTCGCCGAAACACATGGCCGGTGGTCCGCGACGGCGCAACAACAGGTTCTCCGCCGCCTCGACAAGGCGTACTCGGCGTTCTTCGGCCGCATGAAGCGCGGCGCTAAGGCTGGATTTCCGCGCTTCCGTTCGCACGACCGCTACCACGCCGCCGATTTCCGCGTCGGAGATGGACTGAACATTCGCAAGAGCGGAAAGCTCCGTTTTGTCGGTGTGCCCGGCGAGGTCAAAGTCCGCTGGCACCGTGCCCTGCCCAGCGCGCCGAAGTCCGCGATCCTCTCTCGCTCCGCTGGCCGCTGGTATGTAATTTTCCACGTTGAGGTGGCAGAGCAATACGGGCCGCCGCGCCCTGAGAGCGCCGGCATAGACCTCGGCCTGACCGCGCTCGCCGCGCTGTCCACCGGCGAGATGATCGCCCGCCCTGGCATCACCAAACGCAACGCCCGCAAGCTTCGGCGCCTTCAGCGCGCACTGGCGCGGTGCAAGCGCGGCTCGCGCGTCCGGCGCCAGCGCAAGGCCGCCGTCGCCAAGGTTCAAGCTCACATCGCCGCCGCGCGCCGCGACTACAGCCACAAAGTTTCCCGCGATCTGGTCCGCCGGTTCGGCCGCATCGCCTTCGAAGACCTTAACATCAAGGGCTTGGCGGCCGGGATGCTCGCCAAGCACATCAATGACGCGGCCTGGGGCCAAATCGTTTCCTTCACGAGCTACAAAGCTGAAAATGCTGGTGGCATCGTCGAGAAAGTCGATCCGCGCCGCACATCTCAAGCATGCCCTGACTGCGGCGCAATCGCCAAGAAGACGCTCGCCGAGCGCATGCACCGCTGCCCTTGCGGCTGTGTCATGCCTCGCGATACGGCCTCGGCGATTGTTGTACATGTCAGAGCTTTCGGTTTCCGGCCTGGGATGGGCCTTGGGTCGTTAATCCAGCGGGTTGCCGCCTAGATTGACTCAGAAGCCGCCTGCTTCAGCGGGCGGTGGTTCACATGCGCACCCATATTTTGCGTTGTGCGTATTCTTCCATGATGCGGACCATCTGATCTTTCTTGTCGTCCTCCAGGGGGCTAAACCTGAGTTTCTTCAGCCAGCGCTCTGCCGTGGAATAGTCTGTGTCAGCTAGGACGTAGATCGGCGTGAAGCCAAGTTTTTCGCAGCGCTCCATGCCGTCCAGCGTCAGACGGTAAAAAGCCAAAGGATGGTGCACGCCCTCCTTGCGGGTGAAGAAGGCAAAGTGCATCCCGCCCCAAGTCATGATACCAGCGTATGCAAGCACCTCGCCATCCAGCGAGGTCATGGTCATGCCGACGATGGGGATGTCTTCTGGGATGTTCTCCGAGGGAGCGTCCTCCCGGAGCAGCGGCCTGATGTGAAATGCCTCAGACACGCTCTTGCAGCCTATGACCATAGACGTAGCCGGCGAGGGCTACAGGATAGGGGCTTGTCGCTTGCAGGCACATGCGCGGATCGCGGTCCTGGTGGCCAGGCACCGCATACTGGCCGGTCGTCGATGTCGTCAGGCCAGTCGCCGTATCGTAGGGCGGGTCATAGAATCTGTCGCCCAGACTGTCGGACAGGCTGTCCATCAGGGTGAAGTCCTGCCCGTAGGATAGATGCGGAAACGAGCGGAGCAGCAGGAATATCGCATGCGTCGGCCTGGCTTGCTGGCCGAGAGCCGTGCCGCGCTGTGCGCCGAAGGCCGGTTTGGTGGAAACGTATTGCGCCGTGTAGGAGAGGCCGGCCGCGATGGCACTGTAGTTTCCGTCCAACGCCAGCACGCCGCCGGCGGGCACGAGCTGCGGCGTCTTGCGCGCGCCGTCCGCCCAAATCTCCACGGTCTTCCCGACTAGCCACGGAACGGTTATGGTGTTCACAGGAACCCCATCGTAGCGATAGAAGCAGTCCACCTGGCTGACCTCCGCAGCGGTTGACCAGCGTACAGGATTCAAGCGCTCCATGAAGCGCTTCGTGACGGCCCCGATGGTCCTGTTCACGATGACATACACCTGATCCTCGCCGCCGGAGTCGGCCGGGAGAACACAGACGTCTTCGATGAGGCCATCCGTGATGATGGTGGACCAGCCCATGGCGTTCTCCGCCGTGGCGTACAGCTTGACCAGCAGAACTCCATCCGAGCGCAGGACGAAGACGCGCGGGTGCGGCTGGCGGGCGAGAGCAATACGGGTGATGCCGGGCTTGCCGATGAATTCGTTGAGCCGGCAGAGGTCGGCCACGTTGTAGCCGCCGCCGATGGCGGTGCCTGACGGCACCAGCTCCATCAGCTTGATGCCTGAACGCTCCACGAATAGCGCCGTGGTGTCGACGCGGATGGCCTGGATGTCGGCCGACCCCATGGTCGACGTGGGCTTCAGCGTGTTGTTGGTGGGGGTGACGGGATCGTCGAGATTGGTGGAGCGAATGACGAGTTCGGCCCCTTCTGTCCCAATAATGAGGCGTTCGAGTCCAATTGCCCAAACCACTGGATTAACACTGCCAACGCCAATTGGGCGATTCACTTGATTGTTGTCGGCATCGCCCACCGTATAGGATTCGAACGATGCAGAGTCTGACCCATAAGCCCAGTTCTGCTTGAGGTTCCAGAGCCGGCCGTCGTAGAGAGCCACAGCTTTTGGGTGCCCCTGATAATCAGACCAGGCCCCCTCTTCCCAGTAGTACGACGCGATCGTGCCGCCGAACTGGCTGATCACCTCCATATTCACGGACTGAGGAGAGGAGAAAGCGGTAACCCGGCAAATGCCGCGCGTCGACCCCTGGCTGAAGGTCAGGGAAATGGCGGCGCTGCCCGACGTCCAGGCGCTGGGCTTGAACCCTATCCGGTAGTAGATGGTCTGGTTGTCCAAACCATCAGCCAGGGACGTACTGACATTCGTCGTGATATTGCTGACGTCCTGCCAATTGCCCTCAATACCAACTGATTTTTGCAGAGTAAGGGTGCCTGCCCACGTCCCAGACACAGAATAGTAGAAGGTGCGCGCCGCCGATACGTTCGTCACCTTTATCGCATTGGTGAACTGGCTGCTACCGCCAAGACTTTGAACCACTGACTGACCTTGGTGTGTGACGGCAAATAACGCTCCGACGTGCTGCGCCGTGAAGTAGTATTGCGAACACCCAAGCACGCCAGCGCCGGTCTTCACCGTCGGAGTCATCAGGACGCTGGTGTCGACGTTCTGGGTCAGCATCGGCCCATTCATCTCGCCGGAGTCTACGATCGACCACGAGGTCAGGCCGCGGCGCTCGATGCGCTGCTTGATCCCAGCGCCTGACGTGACGTAGAGCGTGTTGCCGGACTCCTCCCAGCGCAAAGAGGGGAGTGTCGCCAGCGGCCACGGCGTCGGCAGCGTCAGGTCGCCGGCCGTGGCTGTGCCGATCGAGGCCAGACTGACCTGGCGCGCCGATGTCGTGGACAGCTCGACCCAGTAGGTGGCCGTCGATGGCGTGAACTGCAGGCTGTGGTAGCCGGTGCCAAGGTCCGTTTGGGCGATATAGTCGTCATACTGGTTGAGCGACCCGACGCGCAGGCGGACCGGGCCATCCGTGACGGTGATGTTTAGGGCGACAGACGTACTCGCCACACAGGCCACCTGCTGGTACAGCCCTATCTTCGTGGAGCCATCGGAGATAAGGGTGATGCTGGAGCCTGTCCCGGCGGCGCCAGCGCCGATCGCCGTCCAGCTGGTCAGGGCCGCGGAGACATCTCCAGTCCAGGCCGTGAACCCTGCCGGCCGCACGATGATGCCGCCGTTCATGACGACCCTCATGACGTAGTCCTGCAGGAGGATCATGTATTTGTCGCCGGAGGCCACGGAATAGACGAATGGCAGTGTCCACGCCTGGGCGTCATTTGGCAGCTCGAACTGCATCCCGAGGCCGGGGCGCATGGACATGGGGCCTGATGGCCAGGGAAGCCAGTTGTCCATCTTCTCGGCACAGGCCGTGTAGCCGTCCATGGTGACGCGAGCCATCACCTCATCGCCAATAACTCCACCGTTGAATACGGTATATGGTGCATTGGCGTCGACTGTCATGGCTTTTTTATCTCGACTATTGTTATGTTGTGCTTGGCTTGTATCAGCTTTTTCTTCAGCTTATACAAAGGAGTAGCAACACCCTTGACATCCTCAACCGTGATACTGCCCTTCTCCGTATAGGTGAAGTCGGCGATCCACTTGAAGATGACGGTGCCATCCATCTCAAATGGAAATGGCACCTGCCGCTTCAAATCGCCGATGACCCCGGCGCGCGCCAGCAGCTTCAGAGTGCACCAGCGCTTGTACTCGGCCTTGCTGTCGAAGCTGCCGTCCTCTGTGGTGACACGCTCGGCCCGGTATTTTGACGGGCGGGCTGGCAGGACGACGCGGCCCTGGGCTTCGAGGGCTTTCAGATCCTTGACGGAGAGGCGCAAGGGTCAGAACTGTTCGCGGTTGGTGGCGAAGCCTACGCGCCGGGCGGTCGCCCACCGGCCGGGGTGACGCAGTTTCGGAGGCTGGTTGATCTGGTCGGAGTTCTTCGCCATCTTCTGCCAGAGTTTGCATGCCTCCTGCGCAACGCCTATGGCGGATGGGTTGAGCCGCGGCGCCTTGGCGAAGGCCATCTCGGCCGCGACCCACTTGGCGAACAGCGGCGGCCAGGAGCCGGTGTTCGTGTAGGCGTCCGAGGTGATGTAATAGAGGTAGACCGTGTTCTCGTTGCAGGCGATCAGGCCATTTTCAAGCTGGAACTGGATGATCTCATCGCTCTGTAGCCCGTTGGGCGAGAGCATGATGGTGCGGATCCAGTCGGCCGGCAGGGCGTAGTAGTTGTTGTACCCCCAGGCCGGGGCTGTGGCGGCCAAGGAGAGCTGCACGCGCTTGCGGGCGAAGTTCCACTCGGCCTGCTCCAGCACCACGTTGATGGAATCGGTCCAGACGGCCAGCATTTCGCGGGCCGCCGTGATGTTGACGTTCGGGTCGCTAATGGGCGGCTCACCGATGATGCCGAGGGCCTCGTTGGTCACGGTGAGCTGGGTTGCCATCTTAAGCGGCCTTTCCTTTTTTCTTCGCCGTCTGCGAATGCGAAACCGTGGCGGCCTCGTGCCACTCGCGCGCGGCCTCTTCCGTCAGGTGGTTCTTGGAGACCACGGTCTTCCCCATGATCACGCCCCACTTGGCGGTTTCGCCCAGATACTCGAACCGGACCTGGGCCAGATTGGGAATCCGGATCGGAATTTCGTTGAGCTTGTGCGGTCCCATGATCGGCACCATGATAATGGCTTGGGCGACTTCATCCACCTTCAGCACATAGAACATGGCGTACAGGTCATGCGTGGCGCTGGTCAGCTCGACCAGATGGCCAGGGCGGAGGCTGCGGTGGGAGTTGAACAGGTAGCCGGGGTCGAGCGCGTCTTCCAGCGTGTGCCCGGCCGGAACGACCGCGGCCCAGACGGTGCGGGTATGCTCCGCCGGCTGGACGTGCTGCTCGTGCAGCTGGGGCTTCGGGCGCTCGATGGCGTATGCGGGGGTTTCGGTCTTGACTTCGTCTTCAGACATGAGGGTTCCTTCAAAGTGATGGGGCGCCCGAATCGGCCGGACGCCCCATCATAGCACTTACATCACCTGGGTCAGAACGATGTACACATCATCCGTGCCCGTGGCCGAGCCGGAGGAAACCACTTTGATGTAGTCGCCAGCCGCGCCCGTATTCAGAGCCGAGGGGGTCGCCGAGTAAACGTCGCCGGCAGCACCCGCCGTGACAGAGGTCAGTACGCCATCGGTCACAGCCGTCGTGGCGATGGAGCACGTCAAAGTCGCCGAGCCGGAGCCGCCAACAGCGGCGCGTTTCACGCCATACAGCTTGTCGATGCGGTACTTAAACGGAGCCACAAAGCCGATGGTGGTGGTGGCCAGGTTCAAGCCCTGCCCCAGGGTGACGATGGTGTTCACCGGGTTCCACACCGCAGCGCCAGCCGAGGCAGAGCCGCAGATCCACATCACCTTGGTGGTGGTGTTGTACCAGATCGAGCCGACACCGTAGCCGGCCGCGCTATCGGACGTCACCAGCGGGCTGCTGGCGGTCGCCACGGACAGCACCGAGGTGCCGCCAGTCAGGATCGCCGACAGCGTAGCGCCGGTGCCGTTCACAGACGCCGAGCACGAGTGCATGGTCAGCGCCGTCAGGGCGGTGAACGCCGTGGTGGTGAACTGGCGGACAAACACCAGATCACCCACCCGCATGCCGCGGTCGTAGCTGTCCGAAATATAGCCGGAAGCCAGGACGGTTGCGGCGGCGTCGGTGCTGTCGTAGACCCAGATGTTGACAGCATGACCAGCCATCGGCACCTGGTGGAGATTCGCAGTCAAATAAGCCATGATCGTATTTCCTTTCTCGGTTTCTCAGCCGCGGATTAGAGGACCGAGGTCGTGTCGTTATGAAGGACCTTCACAACACCGCCGCCCTGGATGAGCTTGGCGCCCATATACGCGCTCACGCGCGCCCAGGAGTAATCATGCTCGGTGTTGACGCCGACCATGGACTGCATCTCGCCCTGGTTCAGAGCGTGACCAAGCGCGCCCTTGTGGTAGACGAAGCAGCTGGCAGACGACGTGCCGGTGCCGGGCAGGTTCGGGTGGCGCGCCCACTTGACGCCGTTCCACTCTCTCCACTGCGTCTGGCGCATGAAGGGCTTGTCGTTCTCGCCGACCCAATCCCAGCTGGTGAACTGGCTGATTTTCATCGTCCAGGCCCAAGCCATCGGGGTCAGCAGGCCGTAGCGCTCACCGTCGTCCGGGACGTAGTTGGTGTCCAGGATCGAGCAGGCATAGAGCAGCAGGCCGAGCGTCACGCCGGCCGCAGCGCCGCCGCAGTTGTAGGTGGTCTGAGCCGCCTCGGCCAGGATCAGCTGATCCGTGCGCTGGTTCAGAGACGTCACGCCGCGCTTCTGCATGTTGGTGCGCTGGGGAACACTCGACGCCGCGACGTCGAAGTTGTTCTTGCGCGCCAGGTGATGGTACTCGGTCAGCGAGCAGGTGGCGCTCGACTGGTTGTCGGCCGCATACGGGATGTTGCCCGAGGCGCCGCGGGTCTTGGCCGTGTCAGCCAGAGACTCGATGATGAAGATGTAGTTGTTGCCGTTCACAGTGCCGTCCGTGGTCACCGTGCCGCGGAGGAAGGACTGCTTCTGCTCGAACACGGTCTGGAATTCAGCCGCGTAGATGGTTTGAAGTACGGTCAAGTCAGCCATTGCTGATCTCCGATTCTGAGGTTGAGATTTGCTTTGACCGGCATAGACGAGTACCCATCGTAGCGCTCAGCCGTGGGGTGCCCCGTGAACCTCAGACGGAATCGTCATGGGTTCGCAGGCTGGGGGCCAGGCGGCGCGGGACGGGGCGTGATATGTCGAATCGTTTAGGAAGAGGATTTTCCAGGGCCGCGTGAAGCGGGGTGCCCGGCAAAAGGTCCAAATCTATACTTCGTCCAGGATCAGAACGTTCCCGCAAAATGCGGTGTACGCCTCGTCATAGTAAGGTTCTATGACGTCTCTTGTGCAGATAACAAGTTGTATCCGCTCTCCGTCCATTGAACGTTTCATCAGTGAAAGAAGTTTTTTTCTATCTTCTAAGTTCCGTGCCATTTTGCACTGTGTTATGTAGAAAGTATCGCCTCGATTAGACTTTCTGTACACGGCGCCTTCGGCGTAGACCTCTGTAAACTTTGCATAATTACTAATTACTGAACTTTGAGTTCTCACAGACTCTGCCCTGCCCATCTTATGAAAGGCCCTGGCATAACCGGCCCGCGTAAACCTCAGGCGTCCGATGGCCGGAGTGACACGCTCAAACTTTGGCTGGCCCATAAGCGTATGCTAACATCTGTGTCAAGTCTTTGCCGTTATTTTTCAACAGGTATGCCGGGCAGGAGCCGGCCTCTATCGTGCCAGCACGCAAGGGGATGCCCTTATCGGTCCACCACACCCTGACACTACCGCTCATCGGAACGGGTTCCTCCAGGCGCCGCACCTCTGTCAGCGGCCATACCCACATCCCGGATGGCTTCATCTGGTAGGACTGCTGGACCACTGCGGTGCCGACGATCGCGGCGCGAGGGAACATGGGGTCTATCCGCTCGCGGCCAACTGTGTATTCCGCCCAGGCCTTCGCCATAAACCTGTGCATGACCCTGATGCGGGCGGGGTTGATGCCGAAGCAAGAGGGCAGGGAATCGTGGACGATCCTGGCGAGAGCCTTCTGCGGGACCGCGTGCACCGAGGCGTGGATGGCGATCCGTGTCCCCGCCCGGCCCTCCGGCAAGGGGTACGGGCGGATGTCCACAAAGCGGAAGCCGTTGACGATCATGGAGGCGTAGGGCTGGCGGATGGAAATCGCGTACACTACGCTGCCTGAATAATTGCGCGGGCGACCGCAATGACGATGAGGCCCAGACAAAAGACCGAAAGCCTCCACGGCCATTTGTGGCTCAGGGCCGGCGGGCCGGCGGCGATGTCGGGGAGGAGTACAGGCTGCTGGGGTGCTGGCCTTGCGGGAGTGCGATCCAACGCGCCCCCTGGGCTCCAGCGCGCCTGCTTGTCTCTCCACTTCCCTCTTCTGCTTTTCCGGCTCAAAGCGGCTACTCCACGGAATAGATCATGCGGGCGATGACATCCGGGTCTACCCGGCCGTCATAGGCTTCCTGGCTAGACATCTGTGCCGCCTCGTCGCAGCCCATGTCCTCCAGGGCCAGCTTCAGGGCACGGCGCCACTCCCGCTCGTCCATCATTGTCCTCCCGTTCGGGAGTGGTGTCCCGGTGGCGATGTTCTGGTAGATCACCGGCTCAGCGCATGCTGCCTGGCTATCCAGGCGCGGGATGGCTGCTATCTTGCCGGTCAGGCGTTCCCACTGCTTCTGAGTGGGGACTCCGTCGATGTTTTCCGACCAGCCCGCGAACCAATCGAGGAAGGCGTTGATTTCTTTCCCGCTCATCACTTCACCTTGCCCTGGCGCTTCAGCGCCGTGGTGATCTGGACCAGCTCAGCCTGTGCGGCCGCATATGCCTTGGGGTCCTTCATCTGCATCTGGTGGATTTCCGCGCGCCGGCTCTCCAGGCTCTTGGGGTCGGACATGCCGGTCTCCAGCGCACCATGGTCGCCGAACACCTTGCCCAGCTCGATCATGCCGCGCACGAACGGCTCATAGTCGCCGACTGTGCCGCCGGTGGACAGCGGCAGGCTGAGGATGCTGTGGAGATTGGTGTCCTTGGGCAGGAACTTGTTGAATACCTCGCCGGCGACCCGGTTCGCCATCTCGATCTGGGCGTCATAGTTCTTGCCGTAGTCGATGCGGAGATTTTCCGTGGTAGTGTCGGCCACTTGCATGGCGGCCACCTTCATCTGGCGCAGGCTGTCGTCTTGCACCTTGCGGAACACCTGCAGCGCGGCGTCGACGCCCTTCTGGCCAAGACCCTCCTTGTGGAAGAGCGGAAGCACGCCCTCGATCATGGCCTTCTCTTCCGGCGCCCAGGGGGCTTTGGTGTCCTCCCAGATCTGGTATTTGTCCGGCGCGTCCGGGATGCCCATGGCCTTGTTCCAGGCGGCCACATCTTCCGGCTTGTCGTCCTTGCCCGTCAGCGGCTTCAGCCTGCCCTTCAGGTCTTCCGACAGCTCGCTAATACGGCTGTCGGCCGACAAGGCGCTCTTCAGCACGTCGGCGGGAGACTTGCGGCGCTCGAAAAACTTCTTGGCTTTCTCGGCGGCGTCGTCATTAAGCCCGGACGACTTCAGCATCCGGTCCGCCCAATCGTCCGGGAAACCGTCAGCCGGCCATTCTGGTGCCGCGCCTACGGCAGCTTTGGCATCACCCTGTTGGGCGCCGGCGTCACCGCCTTCTCCCGCGCCGCCATCACCTGCCGCGCCAGCATCCTTTTGGTCGTCAGCACCGGCGGTGCCAGCATCACCCTCGCCTTCCGGCGCGCGCGTAATCAATTCCAAGATGTTCCTAAATACCATGTTCCGAATCGGCTTTCCTGTTGTGAACTTTTTCGATCAGCTTGAAGATCTGCTGGCCTCCCCACTGCTTACCGGCGGCAGCCGACTGCATATATTGGTCTCCGGGGACAAGGCACGGCGCGGCCGTCCCCAGCATGTAGAGTATCCAGCGCAGTGCGAGCTGCTGCTGGTACGGTTCGGCCTGGCCGTGGGCCATTGCCTTCATGGCGGCGATATCGGCGTCGTCGTATGGGGCAGGAAGCCACGGGGCCGGCGGAATGGGAGTGTCCTCCCGCCGCACGCCCTCACCGAGGTAGCCGGTGGGGTACTCGCGTGTCTCCCCGCCGATGGTGACCTTGGCTGTCCGGCCGTGACGCTTCATGCCGTCTCCCGCACGCTACGGATGGGATCAAGCGGCCTGCATGCGGCCTGGATCGACGGGATAGTCCCCGTGGTCTGTCTGGCTGAGCTGGCCACTTCCGTCTCCTGATTCGTCCTCCCCCGTGATGGACTGCATGAGTTCAGGAGGGAAATTCTGATGTAGCATCTTACCTGCTTCGTTTGCCATCGCAACCTTTGGAACAGCATCGGCTGCAGTACCCACAGCTTGTCCGCCCTGCTGGAGCATCGCCAGGTGCTGCTGCATCTCCTGCTGCTGAGCCGCCTCCTGCCGTTTTTGCTGGAGGATGTCCTCGTTTACCAGCCAATCCGGGTCGCCTCCAATCCGGCGCGCGGTGGCGCGGGTGAGCTTGTCCAGGTCGAAGTTGTCCTTGATGGCCGGGTCGGCCTGCATGACGGACCCCATCCATTGCAGGGTCTCTTGGGCCTGCGCCACCTGCTGGCGATCGAAGGCCATCTGCAGCGGGGTGTCGAAGTCGAAGATAATCTCGCCGCCGGAGAGTTCCGGCGGGATCATCTCCTGCGGCCCGAACCAGCCGAGACGCAAGCCCATGGAGAACACCAGGTCGAGCAGGGAAGCGTTGTCTACCTCGAAGGGTTCGAACACCGGGCCGGCCGACCGGATGTATTCGGCGATCCGCTGATTCGTCTCGAAGGCGGTCATCTCGCGCTCGGAAGGCAGTTCCAGCTTGTTGAGGTAGAAGGCCGCTGTCAAAATCTGACGGGTGTCGATCTTCATCTGCAGACCAAGTGGAATCTGCGCGCCGGTGTCCAAAGGCCGCAGGGCGATGCCGGTCTTCTCGTCGTAGTCGGCGTCGATCCAGTTGGTCGCGCCGGCGTAAGTGTTGACGCCGCCGAGTACGGCGTCCTTGGTGGCGATCATCGGCGGGTCAACCACACGCTCGCCGGCCTCCAGGATCACGCGGGCCTGCGACTGCAGCAGGCGAGCGTCGATCAAACCGAGCATGGCGGCTGGGGAATAGCCGTAGGCGGATTTATCGTTCCGCGCCCAGCGCGCCACGCGGTAAGGGAACTCGAAGTAGCCGCCCTCCTCCATGATGGTGCCGCCGGCCATGTTGATGTAGATGGAGGAAAACGGCTTGCGGGCTGGGCTCCGGCGCCCGCGTGCCCCCCAATACCCCTCGTAATCGTCGGTCGGCAGGCAGGCGTGCCAGACCTCCATCTCCTGGTATGGGTCCTTGACCAAAGCGCGCGCCTGCCCGGAGCTGAGGTTCTTCTCGCCGAAGCGCCGCGCCGCATTCCGGATCGGCATCTTGAACTTGCGGAACATCGTGTCGACGTCCAGGTTGCGGTTCTGTGCCCAGGCGCAGTCGCGCAGGTGGTGCAGCTCGAAGAACGGTCCGTCGCGGGTGAAGTTCTCCGTGACCGAAATCACCTTGTTCCCGAACGACACGAAGTCGTGGTCGCCGTGGGACAGCGCCGTCTGGAACCCGGACCGCGCCGAGTAAAGCATGGAGCGCAGCTGGTTCTGCACAAAGTCCAGCCACATGACCGCACGGTCGGTCTTCCTCCAGGCCTCGCGGGGTTTGGGCATGAACCATTGCTTTCCGCGTGGCCGCAGAATGGCGCCCATAGCGCCCGCGAGATCCCGGCGGTTCTGCGCCGGAACTGATTCGTAAAGCAGCTCGACAAACTCGTTGCCCTCTACCCTGTGGCGGGTGAAGGTCGCCCGCTCCGGATAGAACTGGTCCGCGAGTATTTGCCAGAGCGAATCGTTGGTCCCCTTGTAGGAGAACAGCCGTTGGCCGAGGCTGATAAGCTCGGCGGCGTTTGAGTCTGCCATGGTGGATGCCTCAGCCGGTCATAACGGAAGAGCGGATTTGATTCCCCGCCGTACCAAGAAGGCCAGGGTTTGCTGCGGAGCCGGAAAACCCCATGTTATTGGTGGTGGTGTTCCGGCCGCTCGCCAGCACCTGGGCCATTTTCTTCTGGGCAGCGGCCTGCTGCTCTTCCGCGCCGATCACCGGCAACGGAGTCGGGGTGGGCGTGGACGGGACTTTCATCTTCATTTCAGTCTCCCATTTCGCTTGGCTCTAGGGTTCGTTCATTGGGGACGCGGCGGGCGCGGGACATCCCGGCTTGGTTCCGGCGGTCCATATTCGTCATGCGCGGCAAGCTCTGGAATTTCTGCCGTCCTCGCTGGGATGCCTTTACGGCGCCGCCGTACCAGGCCATGAGCACCGCGTCCCCGAAATCCGGGGACCGGCCGAGCCGGTGGCGGATGGCGTCTTTCTCCTCCACCTGGATGCCGGATGTCGTGTTCTTCCACTTCGGGCAGCACAGGTCGGCGCGCAGGTCGTTGTCCGGGGGAAGGGATATGGCAAATTCCGGGTCGACAGACGGATCGAGGGCTTCACGGAACCGCCACCACAGCTCGGCGCGCTTGTTCTTGAAATTCAAGCCGGACCCCAGCGCCCTGCCGTTCGATGCGCACTGCGGGTTGAGCGGCGTGATGTTCATCCACTCGTTCTCTTTCATGTGGTCGTAAGCTGAGCCAGACCAGCCGCCACCCATATCCAGGACGATGTGGCAGCCGTCCCGCATGGTCATCATCACCACGGCGGCGACCGACGGGCCGTCAGGGGTTTCCTTCCCTGGCTTGCTGACAATAGGGGCGAACCACGTTCCGTACCGGCAGGCTATCGCCGTGCGATCCCCGCCGCCCGATGCCACATCCACCCCCATGGCAGACATGGACACGCCCTCTGGCTTCTTCGACGTCCAGCGCGCCTGCGCCGCGATCACCCAGTCCGTAGGGATGAGCTGCAATTCGTCATCGGAGATGGACATGCCGAAGTGGCCGTCGCGGAGCCGGATGCGCAGCTCCTCCGGCAGGCTCTCCAGTACCGCTGCGTAGTTGGATTCCATCAGCTCCGGATTGTCTTCCAGGCGGGACGGGATGAACGTGCGGGAGCGGGCGCGCAGCAGCTTGCCGTTGACGCTGTGCGGACCGGGGCCGTCAACCTCCTGGTCGACGCCAGCGACCGTCGTGTACCAGCGCAGCTCGCCGGGCTTGGCCGGGTTCGGGTGCCTCTCATCCAGCCAGGCTCCCCAGTACCGGATGACCCACAGGCCCTCCGCAGAAGTGGGCGGGTTCCCCGTCGCCACCGTCCGGCATCGCTGCCCTGGGTAAGTAGAACGGTTCCAGCCGATGATGTAGCGGTACTGGGATTCCGCGAATGAGGTGATTTCGTCGAAGCAGTTTTTGTTGATGAACCCGCCGGCCGTGATGTAGTGGTTCGCGCCGTCCACCGTCAGGTCGTACAGCTCCATCACCCCGAGGTGGTCTACGGATTGGCTGGCGCAGGCGACCTGAGCATCACTCGGGCAGATGCTTGAGCTGTACGGATGAGTGTATGACTGGATTCTCGTGCCACGCCCAGGAGAGAACAGTAGCAGGTTTCCGCTTCCCGCTTCCCACCCATACGTCGTCATGAGCTTGTGGCTGGAGCCCTGCACCTGCTGTGCCACAAGCTCGCCACCGATGCTGGCGCTGACCCTGCTGGCGCTGTCCACCTTCTTGTACGTCGCGGTGATGCGCCGGGGGCCGCTCAACGTCTCCACCATGTCTCCGGCGCATACCGTCTCTACGGGGTGTAGAGCGCCATCCGCCATGAGCACCTGGGTTCCGGCGGCAACACATTTAAGGTCAGCGGCTCGTCCTTGCCATTTTTCTTTGTCGTCCTCGTCCTTAATACCAGCTAATTCTATGACGTTTCCGTTTGGAATGTTCCACACTCCATGTTGCTGGTTAAGACCATCCTTATTTCCAATAATAGCTGCAATCTCTTGTACTATACCCCTGATCTGTGTTGACTGCCTGCGAAATATGTGAGACTGTCTGTGGCAGTCTACAGCAAGTCCACAGATAAGCGCCGTCTTTCCCCCGCCAGCGGCTCCACCGAAGAACAACTCATCAGCTTCAGAGAAGTACGCCATAGTCTGCGGACCAGGATTCGGCGTCCAAAGTCTTCCAGTGTTCTGCTTGTGAGCCAAGACATTACTTATAGCCTTGTCGCGTTCCTTCTTTGTAAGCTTGCGAACGCCATCAATGATGGGCTCAAGGTTCCCGGATAGCTCGTCAGGGTCTGCCATTTCTTCTTTTCTGTTGAGCACGAATCAACCACACTCCGGCCTCATGGCGAAGATCGTTGACCTGCAAGGATTTGAGATTGTTCACAACTGCGGCAAGGCGATCGCCGTCGCCAACGGTACGCTTGAGCCTGTGCCTGGAAAAAAAGGCCGGCGCGGGCGGCGGGTACGCGAAGTGTGGACCTGGCTGTCGCCAGAAGAGTACGAGGTGCACCCGGACGGCACCATATCCGTGCCGGAGGACACCCTCAAAGCGAAGGGGCTGAAGCGCTAGTCCTCGTTGAAATCGTTCGGCTTACCGATGTCACGCTGAAGAATATTTGAGACGTAGGCCGGGAGCATGGTCTCGCCGACCACTGTTCCGTTCCCGACGCGGGTGGCGCGCAGGTACGTGCCGCTTCTGGCCCAGGCCACGATAACGAACCCGGCCATATCCATGATGCCGTCGTGGATCTCTTTTGCGTTGCGCAGGAGGTCCCGCCGCATGGGTGCGCTCAGGAATGGGGAGTGGTTCTGGTACACCCTCAGCTCGGCGCCGCCGCGCAGGATGATGCGGCCGATCTTGCAGCGCGGGTCAGGCTGGCCGCTCACTTTTTGCCCCCGCGCTTCTTCGCCTTGATGCCGGCATCGCTCATGGCGATGGCCACGGCCTGCTTCTGACTTCTGACCACGGGGCCTTTGGCAGAGCCGCTGTGAAGCTTGCCCTTGCCAAATTCGCCCATGACTTTCGTCACTTTAGCCTTCTGCTTCCCCGTCGGCTTTTTCTTCGCCATGCGCGCTCTCCTGAGACTCGTCCGTCTCAAGTATAGCTGGCAGGTCAAGCCCCTGAATTTGTTCCAGGCCGAACGTGAACTCACGGAAAGTCCCGTCCAGCATGGGCTGGGGATTGCGGATGTGGATGACGCCATCCTTGATCTCAATGTCCGGCATGGCGGCGGCCTCGGTGCCCGCATGTTTCACGTCCGTGTTATCGCTCAACGTCGTCCTCCTCTTCGTCTTTCGGTATGGGGAACTGCTTTAGCATCTCGGCCCTCCACCAGTCTCTGGCCTCATTCCACAAGGTGCCGCCGAATTCTAAGTCACCGCTCCGCTCCAAATTTTGCAGCTGCATGGGGGAGCCACTCGGCATGTTAACGTCCAGGTCCCGCAGTATCCGATTGGCGTTCTCAACCTGTTGCCAGTACTGGAACCTGATGGACAGATTATGCTCCATGTCCCGCATGGAGTTGGCGAGTTCGTCCAGGCGCGGGGAATGTATGGCCTCCTTCACTTCGGACAGGAAGGCGCGCCGCTCGGCAGGGGTGAAGACGCCGCGGTAGTGATCTGTGAATGTCTCGATGAAGGCGGCTCTGACATCCTCGTGGGACCAAAGGCTTTCGGCCAGCTCTACGGGGTCAATCCGCGTGAGGATGAGGTCCACCATGTCCTCGATCGGAATTTCCAGCTTGCCGTCCGTCACCTCCATGTTGGGAAACGTCTTGCGCGGGTCAGCGCTACGGTACGAATTGGAGGAATAAGTCAGCGACCCGTCAGGGTGGACCGTGACGGTGTGCCGGCCGACCTCGTAGGTGGGGGTCTCGCCTTTCGTGATCTGCCTGGCCTTTGTGGGCCGATCCATGAATCCAAAGCTCATTTACCCTCGCAGCAGCAGACACCCCACTCCGGGGTGCCGGGTTCAATCATTACGTGGTCCCAGTCCGGGCACGAGTGCGCGCCCAGGCGGTTCTCTTCTTGGGGCGGCGCCACCTCGACGCGCGGCCGGCCGAGGATGTCCAGAACCAGGTTGCCGCCGGTCAGCGGCAGCTCGCCGGATATGATGGCGCCGGCGATCATGGTGGCAAGGATGCGGATTGTGTGCGGGTCCGACGTCTCCAGCGATTTCACCGCGGAGACGATCTCCCCTGGGGAGTATCTGGTCATGGCTGCTGTCATGCCGGCAACCCAAGCCACAGCCCCGCGGCGAAGGAAAGGACGCAGACGGCGGCGAAGGTTCCGGCGGCCACGCCGATCGCGGTTTTCGAACGCCGTTCCGTTCTGCTGCAGGCCTCGATCAGAGTGACCATCCGCTCGGCGGCGGCCTCCTTCTCGGCCAGGTTCTCTATCCGGCCGGCCGACCGCTCCTCCAGGAGTCTGGTCAACAGCGCCTCAAGGGCTGCGATGTCCCTTTGCTGGTACGGATTCCGCATGGGTATGACTTTCTCCGCCATCTCGATTCTCCCTGTCGTCCTTCGTAAACGATTCGCAATGCCCGGTCGCGTCCAGCTCGTAAAAGAACCATGACTGCCAGCCCGGCGTATCAGGCGCCGTGCGCATGTAGCACTCCGAGGCCCTGGGGCAGCCGGAGTTGGCGCACTTGGTGAATGCCGCCATCTATTTTTTCCACCACGGCTTCTTCTTCGGAGGAGGAGGAGGCTGGTCGCCAATATCCGTCACATTGTCGGGCGGAGGGCCGGAGTCATCTGGGAAAAAATCCCTGAGCTTGCTTCTGCACTTGCAGAAAAACTTTCCACATATTGGGCAGGACATTAGCTTTCCTCCGTGCCAAAGTGTTTCCGCGCACGCATTTCCCATGCGCTGGCTTCCCTTTCATATTCGCGCTGCTGCGAGTTTGCTCCAAGCCAGCGCGCCGTTGAGGACAACGCGGCCGGCGCCGATAGCACAGCGCTGATGCCGATTATCGCTAAGCCTATGGGGTCCATTTCCACTCCTGTACAAGTTCCTGAACCCCGCAGCTGCCGTGGGCGAATACGACAGCGCCAATGACCTGCCCAAAAATGGGGTTGTCTGCTGCCATAATCCCCAAGCCCAGAAAGATGGACAGGACGCCTGTCAGCAGCCTGAAAAGGGTGATGATGGCGTTGTTCATTTCGGTGTCTCCGGCGGTTCTGGAAGAGGCATCCACTGCGTTGGTGCACCAAAATTCATATCAACGATTGGATCGTTGTACCCTCCTGGATACGTTCCAGCCCAATACCAAGCGCCATCTTTCTGCTCTATGGTGTCCCAATGCCATAGAGCTTCGCCGACAACGGGCGTGTGCTCGCCGTCAGAATCGGTGACGCAAACGATGATGCGGGTGCTGTCCTTCTTAATTTCTTCTGGAACCTCTGATATCGGCCGCCATGCGGACGCGCGGCGGTTCCATGATGCTATAATTCTCTCTCTTGCGTTCGGGAAGTGATCGGAGTTTGCCGGTAACGTTCCGCTGTGCGTGCCACAAGGACCATGGCCAACAACCCAATACCCGTATTGATCCTGATACAATTCCGGCTTAGCAGGCGTATCTCCGCAGAAGGGACAGTTCTTGAGTTCTGGATCGCTCACGGCCACCAGCTTTCATCCTCGGCCTCTTGGCCTTCGCTCTCTTGGACGCCGGCCGTATCGAAGGTGCGGCCCGCTTCCGTCAGCCTCATGCGACGTTTCCCATGGTAAAATTCCACAAGGAATAGTTTTGATAGCGAGTTCCACGTCGCGCGCATCACGGGTGCCCGATCCCCGCCAGCGACGAAGACGTTGTCCTTGCCGAAGTATCCGCCCCCATTCCGGTTTTGCAACCACTTCAGTGCCCGTTTTTGTGCGTGCGTCATGCGCTGATCCTCCTCCAGGACGGGCCGAAGACGAAAGTTCCGAGCTCGTCCATCCAAATCTCCTTTGTGGCATCCCAATGTTCCCGGTTGCGGTGCTCTTTCGGCTGCATGCGCACTCGGCGGATTCGAGGAAATCCGTCTTGGTCACGCTGGCTGTGGCGCCCAGCCAAGCTTGGATGTGCGGCGCCGGCGGCCGTTACCTGGATAATGTTCGCATCCGCGAGGATAGCTGATTCCTCCCCGGCCTGCATGGCCAGTGCGAAGCCGGCGAGCTGATCGAGCGGCGGCGCGCCCTTCATATAGACGCAGAGGCTGGCCAGGTCCTGGCGCGTCTGCTTGTCGGCCACGGAGACCTCAAGGGCGTGCGATCCGGTACTTCCCGCCAGGAGGCTGGCGCGCTTCCCCACCTTCAGCGTGACGGTATCGCCCTCCAGGAACACATCTTCCCCCCGGATGAATTTGCTGACCTCTCCAGCGCCGACGACGCTGGCCGCGAAAGCCGCGCTCCGCTTGGCGACTTTGCGAGCCTCTTGCTGTGCGGCCGGGCTCTGCCTGCCGCGCGCCGCGTCTCCAAGCATCGCAGACCAGCCGCGCCGGGATGCTGCGTAGAACCGGCGCCGGTGCTCGGCGTAGGCCGCATCGAATATACCGGCAGATGCAGAAACCGCAGAGGCGGATGCCCCTGGGCAAGCCCGGCTTGCTGCGACAGAGAGCAGGTAGCGCATATCGTGCGCCTCGTGCGCCCGGCTGACGTAGCGGCGTATCCACTTCCTGCCGTGCAGGCGCCGGAGCGTCTTCGGCGTGGGGCGTTCATCTCCCCACAGGCCATCAAGCATTGTCCTGCCGCTTCCCCGCGTCCGGAACGGCAGCATGGCGCCGCCCTCGCAGAGGTCGGTGATAGCCCAATAGTTGAATGTCCACGCCATATCACGCACCTTGTGAACCACCTGCGATACAGCCAGGTCGCCAGCGGCGATCTTGTGCTCATCCTTGAGCTGGCCGAGCAGCTCGTTGGCGTATGCGATGCACGCCCGCGCTATCCCGCGCCGGTCCAGCACGATCCTTCGATGAGATTCATCCGGCAGCGGGACCGTGATGGCACCGATGTCAGCGTCGTCGTTGTTGATAATGCCGCTGACCCTACGGCGATCTCCGTAGACGACGAGCACGATACGAGTGCCGGCGTCGATCTCACAGCCATCTACCGCGACATCCAGCGCATACTCGACCTCGTGCGGCAGCTCGGTGCTCTGGGGCTTCAGCATCAGCCGCCGCGCCTCGGGCTGACACCTACGGCATTGGGGGCGGCGGCGACCTCTTTGGCCGTCCGGGCCTTCCTGGCGGGCTTCTTGGCGGCAGGTTCCGGCACTGACGGCGTAAGCGTCGCCTCGCCGAGGCCGTCGCCGACGAACTTCGCCAGGTCCTCATCGTGGATGGCAAGCGCCCGGCGGTGGCGCGCGTCCATAGGCCGGATGAGTCCCGTCTCGCGCGGCGCGGCCAACCCGCCGGCAACCGGCTCCAACATGTAAAACATCACACCAGCGTCCATCTTCCGCTGAATGATCGCCTCCATGGCGTCGTCGGATTCAGGCGGCCAGATGATCGTCATGTGGCCGGCTGTGTTGAGCATGCGCAGAGAGCGGATGGCGGTCATGTGGAATACCTCACTGGTTTATTGGCGGGGTCCCCGAATGCATCAGCCGCCTGCTGGCAGGCCCATGCCACGGACTTTCTGGAGCGCTCGTCGTCCTCCACGTCCTCAGCGTAAAATTCCAGTCTGCCATCGTGGTGATGCACAATGTGCACGGTGTAGCAAACCGGGGCGCGCTTCTCGCTGAGCTTAACGATATTATCGGAGCTGGTCATTTCTGGTTCCAGGGCTTGAACTTCAGCATCTGCTCCGCCGACAGTGCGGGGTCTTCCCAGCTTCCGGTGAAGCCGATGGCGCGGTCGTCGATGGTCAGGAAGGCCGGCGGCTTCTCGCTGGCGAACTCGAAGCCGAGGGGCTCGCCAAAATCTGGAATTCCATGAGAGCCCCGCCACTTCCAGCGCTGCGCATGGAGCCACCGGCTCATCTCCTCTATGCCCTCAGGCGTTTTCGACCAGGACGAGTAGATCACCAGCCTGAAGTGCTCCGTCGCTTCGAGAGCCCATTCGAAGAACCCAGGGACGACATCGTCGTAGATGGTCCCGTCCTGCCAGCCGCGGCTGTATCTGTGAATGGTGCCGTCAAAGTCTATGCACAGTATTGGTTTGTATTTTGAAGTCATGGTTCCTCCGGTACTTCAAGTGGCGTCCAATGCGTGTGATATCCAGGCCAGCCGCCGGCGTGCTGCCGGAAGATCGGGGCCACGTTCTCTCCGGTGAAAGTTCTGACGTGCGTCAAGACCTCAACCACGAAACCGCAGTCGAGAGGAGACCCGCAGTAGGGTGGCTCGTCGATGGGGAACTTCCACCAGAGGACATCTCCGTCCTCCTCGGACCATTCACTTAGGGGGCGCGCTTTGATGGTCATGATCTTTTCTTTCCCTCGGAACCATATCGAACCAGGCCGGCCAGCGGCCTGAGAACAGCTTGACCGCGCAGCCCGCCAGCGCCATGGGCGGGAAAAGTAGCGGCCAGATGAACGCCAGGATGGCGACACGCTTCCAGCCGTGAATTTCCTTGCCTCGTATCGCGGCTCTCATCCAGTCAGAGGCAACGTGCGACACGAGCCTGGCAGAGGTTAGCGTGCTGACTGGGACACTTTCTCCGCACGCCGGGCATGGGTACTCGCGGGAGGACTCGGCCGGTGCTGGGATGGTGTCCGGGGTGCGAAAGATAAGCTGATGGTAGACAGGGAGCCTGATCATCCGGCTGCCCCGGCAGATGTCGCAGGGGATGTAGAGATCGTTTTCCAGGTCGTGAGTGGTAATTTCAGACATAGTCTTCTCCTTCTGGCTGAGGCGGGACCGGCATCATCTCGATTTTGTCCTGCGTCATCTTTCCTCGCTGATGTCTCTGAAGCTGATTGCCCAGATGAACGGATTCGATTCCCAGCTATCGACGCCGTGGATGGATTCCCATAGTTGAGCGTATGGCTCGTGCCACCCAGCGGCGACATCCTCGATGGGTTGCCCGTCGCGTTCGGTTATGCCCTCAGCGATCACGTCCGCTTTGCTGATGTCCTGCAACCGCTCGATGCGGATGTCAGTGATCTCCAGGAGGATGCGGGAAGCCCAACGCGGCATGTGGATCGACGGGCGCCAAGTGGTCAGCGCATATTCAGCCTCTCCTGCGGTCGCGGCGAAATAGATGTCATCCGGCCCTGTGCATTCTGAAAGGGCATCCGCAACTGGCGCCCACTTCTCTCGGACCCAAAGCAGGTCTCCCTGAACTCCAAACGGACATTTGAACCGTGGATCACAAGCCCGGTCATCCACCTGCCACCAGAGCCACTCCTGGCCCATGCCGCGCGGGTTTTTCTCAGTATGCTTGCCGCTGCAATAAACATCGAGGTACGGCGCGGGATGCATCGCCTGGTGTTGCGGATGGCAATCAGCTTTCGGCATCTCTGGCGGCTGCGGCTTGATGATCCGGCGCGTCTGCGTTTTTGAGCCGTCCAGGATCGCGGTGACCATGGGGGAGCTGAATAGGATAGGGCGCTCCTTGACGCCCTTGTGCCCCATATTTTGCGCATTATCGGGTTTAGTGCTCTGTTTCTGGCGCATTATGGTTCGCCCCGGCGGATGTATTCGCGGAGCGCGGCGCTCGCCTGGCTGGGGGATGTTGCCGCCTTAACGATCGCCCAGCATCTGCGCATCTCGATGAGGTTTCTTTTGACTTCGAACGTGGCAACCCGGGCGGAGAACATCAGCTCCGTAGCGAACACCATCAACCAGATGAAGGCCAGGAACGGAATTATGACGATGCAGTGTAACGCCAGCCACGTAATCCGGAATGCCCACATCATGCTGTCCACCAAATGATCAGCCCGTTACAGGCAATGTGAATTGTGTTGTCAGCGATGATCAGCAGCCAAACGGACAGCCAGGCTGGAACGTCATCCTGGTAGCCAGTTGGTGTGAGAGGCAGCCACGGACCGTTTTTCGCCCAGACGACGAAGCGAGAGAGACGCCAGCGGTCGATTACGAAATGTGAGAGCATGATCAGCGCAAGCGCGATGGGGTTAGCCGTGATGAAAGTGAATGGTGTAGTGTATGCCATGGCGTGGATTACCGCTGGCAGCGTGCTCTTGGTTTTGTTCTGAGCCATCCAATGAGACTGGAAAATGTAGTCGCCGATCAAATGGGCGAGGATTTGGTCCGCGGTAATCATTTGGCCTCTCTGGAAAAATCTTCGAGGTATCCTACGGGGACCCGTGCCATGTACCCGCGCACGGCGTCCAGGTTCGTCGTAATCCCCACATCGCCGAATCTGCTGGCCATCACGACGCGAACGCGGGTTCCGGCCGCAAAACTATTCTCGTCCGTGACCTTCATGGTCGCGAACAGCACTGGCCCGTCGCCGCGCTTGCCGGCAGCGGGCTGCCGGTGGAACGCCAGGAATTGCCGCAGAGGCTCTGGAGTTTCAGAGTCCTCTATGAGGTCGTCGCAATGTATTGCGCAGGTTATGGCCTCCACGATTCCTCCCGTCCTGAGCCTCGCAATCTCCGCCTCCAGGGCCTCGATCTTGTCCTGATACAGGCAGCGATGGTGCCCGTGCTCGTCGCTGTAGCCATGGTGGCACTGGTCAGCAGCAAGGGCGAAGTTCTCCTGTGCCAGGTCAACTGCTGGCTCCGGGCCAGCGCGCACCACCGCGGACTGTTCGATGGCGTTCGCAAACCAGCCAATCATCCAGCCAGCGTCGAGAAGCACCTCGCGGGCATCATCCCCATTATCAAGCCGGGTGCGAGCTGCCCGCACGAAGGCGGCCGCCCATTCGCCGGCGTCGTCCCCAGCGGCGGCCGCTATGCCGGCCAGGCACAGGGACGCAGGGGTTGGCTCAGGTTCGTTGATCTCCACGCGCTTACTCATGGGCAGCCGCCAGTACACGCTCGGTCTTGAGGATAAGTGCCCGGATCGAGCGCACCGCATTGCGCCGAGCGCCGCGGTATGTTTCCGCACGCCTGGCCTTGCTGACCTTGGCCGAGGGTTTCTCAACTTCGTCGACGCTCATGGCTTCTTCTCCTCTTTCGGCGGCCTCAGCCGCGCTATCGCCTTCAACCCGTCCTCCCGCGTGAACGGCCGGCCCCGCGGACGGGGACCTCGACGCTCAGGTGCCGCCATCGTCCTGACCGACACCAGCATCTCCTCCGCCGTCACCCGCCCGAGGACGAGGTTTAAAATCTTCTCCGCCGGCTTCGGGACCGGCTTCCGCCCAGACGACCAATGCAAAGCCGTCTCCTTGCTGTACCCCGTCAAAGCTGCGACCTCGGCAATCGTGAACCCGAGCCTCTCACGGACCTCCGTGAACTCATCCCGGGTCATCAATCCTCCTCCTGCCGGCTCGCCTTCTTCCGGCATCCCGGGGAACAATAGCGTGACGTCGACCTCTTCGGACGGTAAGGAGTGCCGCAAAAATCGCACTCACGGTCCTCAATTGGCGTGACATCGTCCTCAGTTAGCGTGACGCCTACGTCTAAGTCGTTGCTTTCATTAGATGTCACGCTAACTCCATCGGTCTCCGCCCGGTGGCGCTTGGGCATTTTCGGCTTATCTGTGACATGAAATTCCGGGTATTGGGCCGCGTTTATCGGGTCCAGAGCCTGGCAGTATCCAGGCCGTAAATGGAACTGCTTGCACCGCGGACACCGGCGCCCGCTCTCCGTCTCGCCCGCTCCGCAGTTCAATGGACGCACCATCGTCGTGCTGCCCCGATGGGTCTGCCGTGCCGCCACAGGTAGCCTGCTTTGCTTATCTTCCGCCATGAAAATTCTCCTTAGCGCCAACGTTAGTTATCATTATGATGGTCTGGTGGTCACGTCAAGACGAATTGTTTGGGTTAGGTGGCTATCTTGATGGTGGCTGAGAGCCGCGACGTTGGCTCAGGACGGGAGTTCTTGGGGTGAGCGGTAGGTAGGTGGCTCTGGGGTTAGGTTTGGGCGTGTGGAGGGCTTATTTGGTTTTTGATTTTTGGATTTTGGGAAAATCGACATGGGGGGTGCCATTGACAGTACACAGGAGGGGCTAACCCCGGGGTGGGGGGTAGGGGGTACCCGTTCATTGTATAAGGGCCGAAATTCCCCTGTTGCAGACCTGTTTCCACCGGCTAAGCCATTGAAAACATTGACGTTCTGTCCGCTGCGCTATCCGTGTGTTTTAACACGGTGCCAAAATATATTTGAGGAGCTGAGTTGACAAACGCTTATCCGCGTGCCATTCTGTAGTCACGGTGATGCAGCCTCATAGGCAAAACATTAAAGGCATCAACGACATAGCCAAGCCACGCTGGATTGACCGGCTACGTTTTGGACCTCGCGGAAACCGAGGCTTGGCGCTTAACTCCCTAAACCACTGGAGCATATAGACATTTTCGCTTCATGTGGCACGGGGATACCTCAAAATGCTCCCCCCCAATCGTATGAACAAACTCAAATTCATATGATTAGGCGGCAGCATAACGCTACCGTGTTGAAACCAAAGGGAGTTTGCTATTATGACCTATGAAACCATGAATGCTGGTTACGTGGAATTGGCCTCTGACGTGTCGCTAGTGCGCGTGCCTGGCATTGCCGGGCGCCGGAAGCACTTCAAGCTGCCGAAGGCGAAGGTTGCCAAGGCTCCGAAGGCTAAGGCCGTGAAGGTTGCGAAGCCGAAGGCTGAAAAGAAGCCGAAGCCGGTTGCTGAACTGAGCGAGAAGGCATCTTCGATGCTGGCGGAACTGCGGCGGATTGCTGACGCGGAAGGCAACGTTTTGGTTGCCTCGATTGAATGCGCTGGTGTTTCCGGCCGTTCCATCGGCGCTCTGTTGAGCGTGCTGGCGCGGCGGAAGCTGTATACGAAGGGCGCGAAGGGGCACGGCGTTGTGAAGATGCCGGCCTGATTGTGGGACTGGATAGAGTGAGGCCCTGTTGCTCGCGACGGCAGGGCCTTGATGTATCCAGGTGATTTGGATGCGAAAAGGGAGATAACTGCATGCAATTCAATGATACCAGCCACATTTATGGCGAACTGGTTCAGCAAGCGATTGACGGAATGCTGACGATTGAGGAAGCGGCTTTCAGGATTGTTCGGCTTTTGGCGGGGCGTGTTGAAATACCCGTTGAGGCCAAGACGGCGATGATACGGCTTGTGGAATTCGACGCGGAATGCCGCGAGGGGTGAGCAAAGGGCGAGGCACCGCGCGTTGTGGTGCTTCGCAATGTGTTCATTCTCGAACGCAAAAAGGGAGTCGATATGCCAAATGTTGTTGCCTTGAACGGAACGGTGCTGGCTCGCGGCGGTGACCTCGCCGTCGTGTTGCGCTATGCGAGGCGGTATCCCGTGGAAGTTATCCGCGTGGATTTGTCCGTTGAACATCGCGAGCAATACGCGGTCACGTTTTACTTCGATCCTGAGCGGCATCAAGGCCATTGCCTCACCTATTGGGGTGACTGGCGCGTGCTTCTTGACTGGCTTATGGCGCGGCGAAGCTGGACGGCTTTGCATCGCATCCGCTTTGCCCATTCTGAGACGTTCGATCTGGCTCACGTTGATGTCAGAACGGCGAAGCTGAGAGCGCGCGGCGTAACTGTGTGCGGTCCGGCCGGGAAATGAGTAAGGGGCATGCGCTGGCTTTGGTGCTGGCGCATGCAACGTGCTCATTTGTGAGTGCAAAAGGGAGTGGAAGTCATGACAAAATGTCGCAATAGCTGGCTTGTTGAGCCGGTTTTGACTGAGACGTTCGACGGCTTGAGTCAAGACGGCTGGCGCAAGCCGGGAACCATGCTGTGCAAGTCGCGCGGCGTTGCCTATCCAGGCGCGAGCATGACGCAGGCGACTGATAAAGCCGAGGTGTTCACGCAAAGCGGCATCGCTTGGCAGATGATTTGCGAGGTGTTCCATGCTCAGGTTTGAGGCTGGCGAATTCTTCGACGCGGACATTGGGTTGATCCGCTGGGGCGTGCTGGATACGGAATCCGGCGGCTGGATTGTTCCGGCGCGGGATAGCGAGGCCGGCGCGGAGAGCTTCGCGTTGCGTCTCAATGTCGATGACGCCTCTTGATGGATAGAGGGAAACCGCCGGTTAGCGCTGGCGGCTTTCATGTGTCCACCAAAAAGGGAGTGAACGCAATGGAATTGGACATAACGGAGTTCTTCGAAAGCTGCAATCACGCTGACTTTTCCGCCAGCGTGGCAGAGCTTGGGAAGGATGCCGGCCGCATCACGTGGCAAGCGTCTTTGGAAGAAGCCAAGAGCACGCGCTTGCTGAAAACGCCAGAGCAATTCGCCGAGTTCCGGCTTTACATGCGCGACTTCGGCGCATGGGACGAAGGCGAAATCGCCGCTTGGACGGAGGCTGAATGCAACGCCTTGCTGATTCAGCTCATCAGTGGCGACATTCGCGGGGCTGGCCTTGATACGTCCTGCCCAGATTGGGCGGAGTATGAGGAAGGGGTGGAGGCCGGGAGATATAGCGGATGCATCTATCAAGGCGATGACGGCAAGGTCTATTACTACGTCGGATCGTGAACAGAGTGCAACGGCGTGCGGGAAGCTGCGCGCCGTTGCGATGTGTCCACCATTGGATGCGAAAGGGAGAGAAATGAGCGAAAAATGTCCGCGTTGCGGAGGTGACGAAGTGTCCGGCGGATATCTGTCTTGCAGCGGATGCGGGAAGGAGTGGAATCCAGGCGAAAGCGGGGATTTCAAGCGCGGGACCATAGGCGCGCAGGTCGAAGCGTGGCTTGATGCGGGCGATTTGCTCGCCGTTGTTACGGCACTCAAAGCGGCATGCGCGGATAAAGCGGCGCTGATCAAGGCGGGCTTGCAGGATGGCGCGTCGTCGCCGGAGCTTGGGCGCAAATGGAAAGCGGCAGAAAAGAAGCTCGCCGAGCTGGCGCGTTGGGCTGCCGAAGCTGGCCTTTGAGCAACGTGAAGGGTTGCCGCTTCGGAATGGGCGGCAGCAACGCACGCTGTTGTCTTAGAAATTAGCATCGGGGAAGCGGTCTTTCGAGGCCGTTTTCAACATGCTAATTTGTATGCTGATTCTCACTAAAATGCAAGGAAAATCAGCGTTTTGGCATGAAAAAAGGGAGAAAAATCACATGGTTGCCAACATAAATCCGACGACAGGAATCGCTTACGGCTACATCTCTGGCAAGGCGCTGGATGGCGAGCTTGAAAGCACGCTCTTGTTCGGCCCGCAGGCTGTGAACGAGACTGCAAATGCGGCGTTCACGGACTGGAAAGAGGAATTCGTGGACCGCGAAGGCCGCGAGCCGGACGAACGCGACGAACAGGGTTTCTGGGACGAATACGAAGATTACGAGCCGTTCATTACCGGCGATCTTGATGGAGTCACCTACGCCTCGTCATGGCTTGGCGGAGCGCTGAATTTCTTCATCTTCAAGTCTCCAGTGACGACGGACAAGGCGCGGCTCGCATCCCCATGCGTTCCGAATGCTGGAATCCTCGATACGCTCGACGGTTCCGTGACGTCTTATGACGTTCCGGCAGACTGGCGGCACGTCCGGCAGCATTGACCATCGGGAAGTTATCCGGCCACGGCGCTGGATAGCTTCAACGTGGCCAATTCACCACGAAAGGGAGCAATTTCAATGCCGAGAACTGAAACAATCAAGCGCAAAATCTACAGCTTTGACGAGTTGGAAGATCGCGCGAAGGAAAAAGCCCGCGACTGGTGGCGCGATATGGAAAACCGCCACGGTAGCCCTGACGACTTCGAATGCGTCATTGACGACGCGGTGCGCATGGGCAAGCTCATGGGGATTGTGATTGAGACAAAACCCGTAAAGCTCATGGGTGGCGGCACGCGGGAAAAGCCGGTCATTTACTGGAGTCTTGGCTATTGCCAGAGCGACGGTGCCAGCTTCGATGCCTGGTATAGCTACCAGAAAGGCGCTGTGAAGGCCGTAACGGCTGAATGTCCGAAGGATACCAAACTGCACCAGATCGCCAAAGACCTTGCGGAGGCTCAACGCCGGGCTTTCTACAGGCTTGAGGCGAAGGTGACGGCCGGCCGTCATGATGGATACATCGGCGTGGTTGTCACCCGCTCAGACACGGGGAATGATGCCAGCGAAGGGGATTCCTCTGCCATTGAGGACGCCTTGAACGGCTTCGCAAGCTGGATATATGACCAGTGTCGTGGCGAGAATGACTATCGAATGAGTAAAGAAAACGTCGATGAATCCATCCGTGCGAACGGATACGAATTCGACGAACTGGGCGGCATCATTTGACGCAGCATGAAGGGAAGCCGCTGGCGCGATCCGGCGGCTTTCACGCACGCTGTGTGCGGAACTGAAAAGGGAGTGCAAGCATATGACTGGTATGTGGAAAATCGTGACCGTGACCGTTGTGGCTGAAGACGGAATCGAGTCTGCCGCGCGCCAAGTTGGCGATGACGGCGACCTGGATTCCGCCATCTCTGACGCGAGGGACAGCGCGATTGAACTCTACAACGACAATATCGGCAGCTTGGACAGCGTGGCGCACCGCGTCATCGCCCAAATCGTCGAAATGCCGGAACCGAAATTGCAGCATACCGTGGTGACGGCGACGCTCGGCGAAGTGCCGGAGCTTCCGCCGGTCACGTTTACCGCAGCTTGAAGGGTGACCGCTCCTTTGTTGGGGCGGTCATACTGCACGCTGTGTGCAAAAGGGAGTCGAATATGGAAAAGAGACAATACAAATCGCCGCGCGGCGAGTGCATCGCGCATCTCATGGCGGCAGGCTTCCGCGAGGCGGACGCCGTTGCGCTGCGCAAGCATGCGATGACGCTGCACGGCTGGGATGAACAGTGCTGCGGAATGTCGGACGCTTCCAAGTCGTGGTGCATCGTGCGCGACGACGAGACGAGAGCGCCGTTTCGCGAAGTGCATCCGCACCGAGGCGAGAGTTTCCGTGAGCCTATCGCTGACCGCGAGCGGCACGCAATCCGCGCCATTGCAAAAGTGATGGCGGAACATCCCGATTGGGTGTGGTTCCACCAAACCGACCCGCGCGGCGCCTCGCTGTATATCATCCGCAAGGGCGACATACCGGAGGGGCGGAAGGCCAGCGAGTTCTACACGCGCGGCATCGCCGTTTACAAGTGAACAGAGGGAAGCCCGTTGCGGCAGTGCGGCGGGCTTCAATGTGTTCACGCGAAAGGGAGTTTCACCATGAACATAATCGCGAATCTGCCGAGTGGTTCCATCTCTAACGGGAAAAACCACGGCGGCGACAAGGAAATGACGGACGTGTTTTCCGTTGTCGGCAACGTCAACGGAAAACTGCACGAGATCGTCACGGCGCGGTGCTGGATGGGGCGGGCAAAAACCGCCTCCGTCATCTACGCAACTGTATGGGTGCACGGCAATGAGGTGCACTTGTCCGGCACGGGCAGCGCAGGGGGCGGCGGTTACCACAAGGTGAGCGCGGCCATCGGCATGGCGATAACCAGCGCCGGAATCGTGCTGGCTGACGCTGAAAAGCGCGTTTACATCGACGGCGTTGGCAACAGCGCTGTGGAGGCCGCACTTGTCGCCATCGCGCGGGCCGTTGCTGGTGAGCAGGAATATCTGTTCATCAGCCACTGACCATCGGCCAGTTATCCGGCAATTTCGGATAACTGGAACGTGTTCAGGTGGAGCACGGAGATAAGGGAGAAATGTTGTGAAAATTCAAGATCATGTTGAGCGTACCGCGCAATTCGGTCTGTCCGCATTCACATGTGGGATCGCCGCGCACAAGCTGATCCACGCCGGACGGCTTGACGGGCACGACGCGCCAGCCGTGGAGCTGGTGAAGGAAAACTTCGACCAAATCGCGATCCGTGATGAGGCCGGAGAGTTCATCACCATGATTCGGTTCGCTGACTGACCTTTCGGCCTTCCGCTGGCCTCGTGCTGGCGGAAGTTCGAAGCGCCAGACGCTTCAAAAATAGGGAGCGACTTTGATGAGAGTTGGAACTGTATGGGACTTCCAGACGGCGCGCTTTGCCGTCCGGCTGGAAATCGAGCGGTGCCGCCACTACAAATACGACGGCGAAGACGGAGACGGAGAGACGCAACGCGGCCTGGACTCAGGCGAGCTTGTCGCCTTCGAATCCATGGTCGTGGTGGAGCTGGATGGCGAGGAGGTCACCAAGGAATTTCTTGGCGGATCGGTCTACAGCAAAAGCGACTACGCGGATTTCTGGACAGCGCACCGCGATCCTGATCCGCTGCACCGCAATTCAACGGCCTTCAGGCAAGAGCACGGCGACCATGCTGTGGTCGGCCACTACTTCCCCGACATGGTGAGAAGCGCCATCAGGGAAGCGCGGGGGACGTTACAACGCCGGTACGCCAATCAAGTGCGGTTACGGCACGTAACCATTTAGCAGCACGTCAGGAAGCCGGGCGGCCCCGCGCTGGCCGGTTTTCTCGCATGCTGCCGACCGCCTTTTGTTAAGCGCCACAGACGCTTCTCAAAGGGCGGATAGATACCGCCTCGCTGGCCGAGGGCAGTTGCGAAGGGAGCAGGATCGTAACCTGTGACATGTTCGCTCGGCAATAACCGGGCGATAACTCTGGCGAGACAAATGGCCCCGGCGGCACGCCGGTTAAACGCGCTCGCGGAACCGAGCCGAGGTGCGTATCTCAAAAAGGGAGAGCCGCAATGGACGTCGAATACGGCAAAGGCTGCACGGAGTATGGGCCGGGGGTCAACATTACGCTGACCGGCGAAGAGGTGGCCACAGCCATACACTCATGGCTGGTCGCGCATGGCGTTCACATTAGCGGCGCGCGGACCGTGACCGTGAATGGGGATCTTTGCGAGGATGGGCGTGTCTATGTCGATCCATCCGGATTCGTGATTTTCCGTGGAGAGAAGATCCCCGGCAGGGGAGAGGGCAGCAATTGACTACCGGCAAGCCCATTATCAAGCGCGCCGGAGTGACGTCTCACGCTGCCCCGTTTAGGCGGGGCAGTATCAGGCGCCATGCCTGATGATGGCCAAAAGGCCGAAACGGTAATCAAGGGAGAACGAAAATGACCAACCATAAAATTGCAGAGGCCGCAGCTAGATACCGCCTCGAAATGAAACGGGCCGCCACAATCGACGCGGTGGCGTGGACGGAGTTTTCGAACGCTGGCCAGTACGGAGAGACGTTCACCGCGTTGCGAGCGAAGGCGCATGAAATAAAATTGGCGGCCGCTACGGCATGGGAAACCGCTATCGACGCCAGCGGCGTTGACTATTTCGATTTCGATCCTGAGAAATTCGGCGCCTGACTGACGTCAATTCCTGCCGCTCCCAGCGGGCGGCAGCGATGGACGGCAACAAAAGGGAGAACCGATATGGCGTATACATACGAGAACGGGCACATGATCGGAGATGCTGGATCAGTCCTGAAAATCACCAGTACCGACCGCGCGACGGATGGTAGCCTTATAGCTTTCTGCGGCCTTTTCCGCATCGCCGCGCCCAAGGAAAGCGTCGGAGAAATCCTGGAACTGCCGATAGCTCACCGTGACAGCCGACCTGCATACAGCAATCCAGACCGCTATATGGACTATCACCTAAGTCTGGATGCAGAGGATTGAGGCTTTCCCCTAGCCAGTCTGGGGGCAAGGCGAAGCGCCAGCACACACAGGAGAACACAATGCTTGACCTAGACAACGACATTGTCGCCCGCACATTCGACGAACTCTGCGGCGAATGGCGATGTCCATGCCGCCCTCAGTAATGCGGAGATCGACGCGCTCGCCGAACGCCTGAACTTCGGCACTACGGTCGTAGTATCTGGCTTGGATGCGCTGACAAGGCGCGTCGATGAACTGGCGGAGATGCTCACGCTCGAAACGGGTCAGCGCCTTCGCGAGGAGGGGTTGCTCAGGGATAGCCACGACAACCTGTTCAAGGGTTGGGTGGCTCATTCCACGGCTATTTCTGACCAAGTCGCTGCGAATGAGCGGCGCCTATCTGCTCTCGAAGAGACTTTGAACGAGGACTGCGGCGCACGGCCGCACAACAACGGCCTCTTCGAGAGGCGGGGCAACATCGCAACCCGCCTCAATAAGGTCGAGACCGATGTCGAGGAGCTGAACCGCTGGCAAGTTGAGGCCCAACAAGGCGCTAAATGAGGCCAAGGCCAGTTGCGGGAAACTGCGGCTGGCTTTGACCGCACATAGCGTGCGAAAACGCAATAGGGAGGCTGGATTCTGATGAAACTGAATCAAGGAAACGCTAAGATCCTCGGGCTGCTGATTGGCGGCCTGGCCATCCTCCGGGGTGACCAGGAACGCAGGCAGCAAAGGAGAACATCATGCGTGCGTTGATCGAAGCAATACGCCGGTGGCGGAGGCTCGGCGCTTACCGGGCCGCCGTAGCGCGGAGGCTGGCTTATGACTGAGCCGGTGGATATCACAGTGGAGATATTGCGCCTGATCCAGGCGGACATCTCCGAACTTAAGGCCGGGCAGCGCGAAACGAATGTGGCGGTCGCCGCCTTGGCTGTTGCCCAGGGGCAAATCAAAACTGACATCGCGCAAATCAAGGCCGACATCTCCAGTATCCGGGGGGATGTGGGTTTGATCGAGGGAGACCTTCGGCTCATTCGAAAGAGGATCGAACGCCTGGAGGACCGGGCGAAGGAAGTGGCCCATGCTGAATGAGCTGCTGACGGGCGGCGCGGTCATCGGCTTGATGATCGGCCTATTCTCCTGGGCCTCGTGGGCCTGGCACCCTCGACACCACGACCGGAAACACCGCCCAAGCCGGGCGCACCGCTGACTGAGCCGCTGGCGATCCATCGCGGTCGCCAGCTACGCAATCAGAGGGAGGAATCATGCGAACATTGAAGGAGAAGCGAGGTGAATGGGCGGCCTCCGCCCTGTTCTGGGCGAGATACGTCCTTGGGTGCTGCGCCGAGGCGGCCTTTATCTCGGCCTGCATGATCGTCGTGATGCTGATGCTCGGCGTTATGCCGGATCTTCGGGACTTGGCGATCATCTTCTGCGTCGCAGGGTGGATATCCACACGCGAACCAAAGGGGTGGCGGAAATGAAGAATTTTTTCCACGGTCTTCTGGCTCTGATAGTCCTATCGGCGCCATCGTTTCTGGTCATGGCCCTCTTTGCAGGGACGGACTGGCAGATGGGCGCCGGGACGATAACATTCTGGCTGACACCCCTTTTCATGGGGGAAGCACTCGATCTGTGAAACATTCCTAAAACGCGAGACGTGCGTCTCTTTTCACGCTGGAATTCACACGCCAGCGTGAGGACGGGCACATGCGGCTTTTTGCCCAGAAAGGGAGCCCAGATGAAGTACGGGATGTTGCATCCTACGAGGACAATCTACGAGGAAGAGGGCTGGGATGCGTTCGCGGCAGGCAAGGCCAAGGACATGTGCCCTTACCCGGTCACCTGCAAGCAGGCGGCGGAATGGAATGTCGGCTGGACGCTCGCCGAAGGGAAAGAGCCGGTCAAACGGACCTATTTGAGATCCAGGGCCTACAGGAGGGCGCCAGGAACTGTACCGCATTCAAAGTGGGCTCTACGCCCCGAGAAGGCCAGCGGCGGCAAGCGCATCTGCATCGTGCTGCACGGCGCGCGCGGCGATACCGTGGTGGCGACGACGCCAGCCGCCGGGGAAACTGACGCCTATTTCGCCGACTACATCCTCCAGGCGCTGGAGGCGTTCGAGAAACGCAATCTCTGACTTTCCCTCGGCCTGCCGCTTCCTCGCGGGGCAGCAGGAACGGCGAAAGCCGGCAACGGAAAAGGGAGTGCAAATATGACCACCGAAGATATGCTCGCGCCGGTCAATAATGCCGTGCGCGCCGCCTGGGCGAAAGAAGCCATGTCGGCCTTTCTCAAGGCCGTGGGAGTGGGGGATGAAGACCCGTCCTTTCCCCTGGCGGACATCACCGACCTGCTGACGGACGTGGCACATTTGGCCGCGTCTGAAGGCTTCTCAAGGAATGAAGTCCTTGGCGTCTTCGCAGCCGCGATTGGCTCGTGGAGCGCGGAGTTGCGGGCCGACGAGCCGGGCGAAAACGACTTCTGCACCGTCATTCTCAAAGACCCGCGAACCCGCAAGCAGATAGATTCTGCCTCGAACTACACGGTCAAATCGTGGTGCAATAGCTGACTTTCCCTCGGCCCCATCACCGTTCGCGGTGACGGGTAACGGTGAAAGCCGGAGCTACAAAAAGGGAGCGAGTCATGAGTATTGCGCAGGACGTGAGGATGATCGTCACTAGCCAGGACGTATCGACATACACGCTTACCGGCGGGTATGCCGTGAAGAAATCCGGGCAAAAGGTGGAGTTCGCCCAGTGGACCCCCGTCAGGGAACCCAAGCGCGACGACGAAGGCCGCCTGGTGCACGCTGAAGGCAGATACCAGGATGGGTCGATCCTCATTTACAAATGGACGCCACTGCACGGCCGCAAGGTCGTGGTCGGGAAGGAAAAGCCATGATCTGTGACGATCTTGAGACGGTGTTCCTCCTCGTTGTCCACCTCGCCGCCAGCGCGGTTGCCATCATCATCGGCTACCGCGCCATCTCCGCTGACATGCGCCGCTGGCTCGGCCGGCGGAAGGTCTATTAACGCCTCGTCCTGGCGCGTCCATCGCGGCGCGCCAGTACCGGGCGCTATGCCCGATAGCAACACAAGGAGAATGATATGGGTGAACGCCGTAAAACATGGCTGGAGAAAGCCATGAAAAAGCGCCGCGAGGCCAACCCTCAAGGGACGGATGAATATTTTGGCGTGGGGGACTACGTGGACGAATCCGGCTACGACCCGAACAACCCGCCCGCGCCGCCTCCTCCAAAAAAGAAGAAGTGCTTCGTCACCACGCTTTTCGTCGATATTCTCGGCAAGGGCGACGACTGCCCCGAGCTGCGCACCCTGCGCTGGTTCCGGGATATGGTCCTGGCGAAGAGTCATCCTGAGCTGCTGGTGGAATACGCTACGGTCGGCCCCAGGATCGTCGATGCCGTGGGTGCGCTGGAGGAAAAGAGCCAGCTCCACGTCGCCGAAGCCCACTGGCCGGATATCAAGCAGGCCGTTTCAGAAATCGAAAGCGGCGACTTCGAGACGGCGGTCGACACCTACCGCCTGATGGTCACCGCGCTCCAACATGAGCTGGAGCTGGTCGACGCCTAACGCCTCACGGGGCGCGCCAGGAGACTGGTGCGCCACATTGGGCGCTACGCCCTGAAAGGGAGAAAAATGACCGATATCAAAGCTATACAAGCCGATGAGGCTTGCAATCTGGTGCGAAAAATCGCTGACATGCCGATGCCGGTCAGTGCATTCGAAAGCCTAGCGGCTGTGACCATGGCCGCCATCATCACGAAGGCCAAGGCCATATGCGGCGAGCTGAGCACCGGCGCCGAGGACAAAAACCAGATCACGGCAGAGGTCTGCGTCTACCGTGAATGTTTGGTGCGGGAATACGCCGACATCTCGCTCGAAATACGGCCAGGAGATACCCGCGAAACTCTCCTAGAGAGGGCCGACTCGTCAGCGGCTGGAGACTGGACGACGGCTGGTTCTATTGGGTCAGAGTATGGCGCCGATGAGTTCGACGACGAGAACGAAATCGCTCGCCTCCTTGAAAAGGTTAACACTCGTTAACTTTTATCGCAACTAACTGATTTTGGCTGAGCATTTAACCGTGCTCAGCCCTTTTCTCACTCTCTCGTTGCGGAGAGCGTCAGCAAAGACAATGTTTCACGGGAAATTTCCCGAACCCAGCAAATCTGAGGAAGCCATCGACTACGGGCGCAATCAACGGTTGCCGGTGTCAGAATGGAATCTCGTCGTCGAGGTTCTTGTCGTATTGGTAGCCGTCGTCCTTCTTCGGCGCGCTCTGCTGCTGGCGCGGTGCGGCGGACTCTTGGCCCTCCTGCTTGCCATCGAGCATAACGAGCTGGCCGTTAAACCCTTGGAGCACAACTTCTGTGCTGTATCGGTCCTGTCCGTCCTTGTCTTGCCACTTGCGAGTCTGCAACTGGCCCTCGATATAGACCTTCGATCCCTTCTTCAGGTAGCGCTGTGCGACCCCGGCCAGAGCCTCGTTGAAAATCACAATGGTGTGCCACTCAGTTTTTTCCCTGCGTTCCCCGGTCGCCTTGTCCTTCCAGGTTTCGGACGTGGCGATGCGCATGTTCGCGATGGACTTGCCGGCCGAGGTAGTGCGGATGTCAGGATCGGCGCCAAGATGGCCGAGAATGGTCACTTTGTTGACGGATGCCATGCGGATTCCTTGTGGTTTTTGGCCGCATTACAGCGACGCGGCCTTGATTATTTCGCCGAACGCCTGTTCGAGCGCCTCCTCAGGATAGCTATTCACCAGCCCGAAGCGCGGGTCGCGCACCTTGCGGATGGTCAGCCAGCCGGAACACAATCCCCCGGCAGAACACTGTTCCGTTTTCCACGATGCTGAATGTGGCGTGCGGGATCGTCGTCTTGAACGTCCACGAGATTTCATCCTCGTCGCACCACAGAGCTTCGATGGTGCGCGCCGCTTCTTTCTTCCGCTCGAAGTGCGGGCAATCGTCTGCGCTGCAATCATTCCGGACAAGGCCATCATCCGTCAAATAGGCCGTAGTCCCGTTGAAAGCGCCAAGCTCATCGTGGATCTCGCCACGGAACTCCATCAAGTCGTCGCTCTCTCCGTACACCGCAACGAGGCCGTCTGCCTTCATCGCGGCGTAAAGATCATTGTTGCCAGTCGAGAACTTGAAATTGTATTCCTGCCCATCCAGGGATGCTGCCGCTTCTTCGGGTGTCATGGCTCCATCCCCTTCCTATTTGCTGCCAGCATCATCATCGTATCTCTGTACGAAGGCGCATTGCGCCATATAAACAGCCTCTGCTGAACTTGGTTGGCGGTCAGCCGCCGCCGTTATTTTCGTCATGTGCGCCCCGCTGTGATTGTTTTTCTACGCGCCGGCTAACTCTCGAATAAGCTTACATCTGAATGCACTTACAAGGCTGTATCCGGTCCGCCACGGCGGAGCTTTTTCCTTGGGCTCTGAGTGATGTACCGCAGGACGATCTCGCGAGCACCCGCCCGGCAGCCATCATCGTCACCACGCGCCGCCTATGGTGGTTATGGTCTTGCCGATGCTCATGTCTTTGACTCCGCGCACATCGGGCAACAATCCGTGACATCAAGGGCTGTGCCTTCGGGAAAGCCTTTTGCCAGCATCTGGGAAGTGAAATCGACTTTCTCCCATTCCAGCGGATCGAGCTTGGTATTGTGCTCGGTGATGCCGCAGCCGTCGCAGACAACGATCTCTTTACTGGTGGCTTTGTTCCTGAAAATGCTCATGATGCATGATCCTTCTGCATTTTTTGGGCAAGGCACCGGCCGCCGGTATCGTAAGGGCCGGCGTAATCAGAAGCTGGGCACCCAGTAAGAGACGGAATTTCCCCGCACCGCTCACATGCTGTCATGATCGCACGCGGAACGCCTTCTCTCGCTCTGACCCTGGAGAGCGTCACCTTGAAGAATCCCTTGTTGCCTTCCTTCGGCTCGAAATCCCAGCCGCCGCTTCCTCTGGTTCCAGGCCGGACAAAGCAGACAGCCTTCGTCCCGTGGCAACTGACAAAGATCGCGGGGAATTGCTGCTGTGGCGGAAGGCCGTCCTCGTCGCTGACAAGGCTCGGATATGTCGTAACTGTCACGGCGTCCCCTGGCAGGAACTTGTCTCTCCGGTGGGCGCACCTGTGGTTTACCAGGGTGATTCCCAGTCCTGACAGATGCGTCTTGAGAATGAAGAGGTGGTCGCAGCCGCCTTCCTGATCCTTGCTGGCGCATCCTGCGCATGTGCGGAAGCTGGTCAAAATGGGTCCTCCGGTATATCCACCCAGTGCGTAGGCGGATTGTTCCGACATGTGGACGCCGTACCGCCTTCGTCCAGCCAGTATGGTCTGGGTCTATTTTTAATCCACATGCCGATTCTCCAACTTCCTAGCCGGAACAGCAAGATGCGCCGGTCTCGGGGGGTGTTCTCGTCTATCGGCCTCGGCTGCTGCGTCATGATTCACCCCGCGCCTTCGCAAGAGCGGCCTTCGCCCGGTCCACAACGTGATCGTCTTCCAGCGCACTCTCCGCGCCGCCGCGATAATCCAGAAGATCATCAAGCGCGGCGTATAGGTCAGGTGCAGCAGCGATCAGCAGCATGTCAACATCGTTGGTCATAAAACTCGCCCTGATTAGCAGTTGTCCGCCTTCTCCGGCAAGATATTTGTCGTTGGTCCAGCGCCACGGGCCGGGTGAGAACTTCGGTTCAGCCATTTTCGACATCCTTCAGATGTTCTGGAGCCAAAACCATCACCTCGTTTGGCTCTTCATTGATGTTCTGATAAGAATTCGCGTTCTCGCAGATTTGGGTAGCTCTAACCTCTGAATACCGGCCGGCCTTTGAAATGATTTTGACGTATCCGCACTCATTTGGTGCCCACCAAGCCCGATGTTCGTTGCTCCAGATTAGGTAGTTTGGCTTGATTTTTCTCATGCTCATTTGTATTTTCCTTTCCATTTACGTAATTGTTTCAACGTCATTCCGCGAGCATGAGCTTCTTCCATCTGGAATTTGAGATGGTCAACATACGCCCACACACCGATTGCCACGAAAAGTGCGAGTATCGTGAGAGGGTGCACCTGCCATAAAAATAAGAAAAATAAACCGAACGTTATTGCCCATATAAAAACGAGAAATTCCATCACTCCACCCAACGCCTTCCGTAATCTGAATTCCATTCCCGCCCAACCGTTCCAACATGCAGTTCCACTGGAACGTTCGACCGCTCTTCCCGGAATTCCAGCCAGGGCGGTTCTGGAAGCCACTGACGGCGAGCGGCCCGGCGGCGCTGGCGGAATGCCACATAGGCGTCGGCGCACTCGTCGAGGATGGCCTGTGTCATTCCTTCGCCTTCCTATTCGCTGCCGCCATCATTGTCATCATGTCGAATGTCGGCGAGAATCCCGCCGCCTCCTCGAATGCAAATGCCGTCGACCCCTCCATCATCAAACCTATCAATTCTTGGTTGTTGTCGCAGAGCACGACAACGCCGCGCCCGAGGCGGCGGGCCAGAAACTCTATAACCTCGGCCCTTTCTTCCGGCGTGTGCGCTGAATTTATCAGGGCAGTGAATGCGGCTTCGGCTTTGTCCATGGCCGGCGTCATGCGGCTTCCTCCAGATATCCAATCCTACGCGCGATCCGCCCGCGCAACTCCATTAGGCCAAGCGATCCAAGGAACTCGATAAGCTCCCGGCCCGGCGGCACACGGCCAATTTCCATGTCGCTGTAAAGCAGGTTGGGCAGCGGGATGTCGCGGCGTAGCCTGAACCTCCCCACGGATAAATCCGGGGGGAGGTTCAGATTTCCGCCTGCCCCTGGTAAGGAACGGGGGTAGTTGAAAGTTTCATGGAGAAGCGTATGCGTACCTTGAACCCGGATGGGCGCCTTGAGCTTGAAGCGTTCCGCGTTGGCTGGGATGAATTTGAGCGGCGCGCCGCGCGCCACGAGCGGGTAATGCCGCTGAGGGTGGATGACGTTGAGGCCCGGCCAGAGGAACTGCCGAGGATTTGCGCGGCGATCCGCGGGTGGAACACGGCCTACCAGTTTCTGAGCGGCAAGTTCGACATCAATGCGTGGCGGGCCTGCCCGTCTGGTTGACTCTGGCCGCCATTCCCCCATATGAGACAGGGAGATTGAATTGCGCTGCCCTGTGTGAACTCCCTTCATGTGTGGCGCGCGCTCTGGGCCGCAGGTTCCTCGCGAGGGGGCCTGCGGCCTTTTGCTTTTTGGGCCGGAATCAGTTATTTGCCTGGTCATGGCCAGGAACCCCTTCACCATCCGATTGTTCCGTCAGCAGCACGGCAGATGCTACCTCTGCGGCGGCCGGATGACTCTGGATGAGGGGCTTCCGAACACTGCGACGCAGGATCATGCCCTGCCCTTGAGCCGGTTCAAAAAGGCACGGCGACTCAGTAACATCAGGGCCGCCTGCCTGCTTTGCAACAACCGCAAGGGCGCGCTGACGGATTGGGAGTACATGCTCCTGCTGGCGGCGAGAAAGGGCGTCAAGGTGGACGCCTAGCTGTCCTCGATGTCCGTGATGTCCACAGCCTTCAGATCGAGGGGGGCGTGGGTGGACCCCGCCGGCTTTTCCAGCATAAAGGCGATCTCGCGGGCCAATTCGATATCGGTCATCTGCCGCGTGACGATGGCGATAGGGCCGCCGCCGCGCCCGGTGAGTTCGCTCCTCCGGGCGTAAAGCGGGTTGAGCTTTTCCAGCAGCCATTTTCGTCCGTCGATCTGCATTTTCCGCTTGGCGATATCGTCCTTGTTCGGCGCCGCCTCGTCGGCGAGGGAGAGAATTTCCTCCCCCCAGCGGCTATGGGCTGTTTCGCAGGCGGCCTGGAACATCTCCCCGAACGGAAGATCCTGGTCCTGCGCCCACATCCGCACGGTGGAGACCGGCGGCATGCCGAATTCCTCGCATATCGCATGCAGGCCATCGCCTTTTGCAATCCTGGAGCAGATCACGCGGCCCACGTCTGGGAGGTAAGTGGCATCCTCCCCGGTCACGATGTCGATGCGGGCCTGGAGCTTTTTCGTGACCCCATTGCCGCCTGGGGCGGGCAGCCTCTTGCGCCCGCCGCTGGATTGAGAGCCGCTGTCCGCCATGGCTTAAGAGGCCGTCATAATGGCGGCGACGACACCGGGCGCCACCAGAAACATGGCCGTTTCATTGGCCGGCACCATGACGCGGCCGTTCTGGTTATCGCCATGGTCCAGATTCGCCAGCGGGTTTCGCGAGGCAACGTCGAACTTCACCCAGATCGCCGTATCCGTCGCCACCCGTGCCAGGCTGTTTCCGGGCGTGGGGGAGCTGATCGAGGTCATCTGGCTGGCCGCCGTCGGAGTGAGGCGCTGGCTCACCAGCCCGGCGCCGGTCATCAACGGGATTCCAGTGCCCTGGTTCGTCTGGGCAGTGACGGGTCCAAAGGTGATCTGTGTGACGGCCATCTGTTTGATATCCTATTCTTATTCCCGGACAGATTATCTGATTCGGGCATCCTGGAGGACTGAAAATGGGAAACGACGACGAGCAGCGTAAGCAGGCCCAGCGCGACAAGGAGCGCGAGGCCCACCGGAGGCAGGAGGAGGAATTTCGCAAACGCGAGCGGGCGCGGCAGAAAATCCGCGAGGACGACGCTTACAACAAAAAGCCGCCGTACCCGCGATAACCAGTATACGCCGGGGCGGAAGCCCCGGCAGACAGGAGACCCCATGAAAATATGGTCCTACGGCCGAGTCAGTACCGCCGCGCAGGCGGACAAGGGCGGGTCGATCATCAGCCAGCGCGAGCAGTGCGCTGGGTACGCCGCAATGAAGGGGCTAGGAATCCCGGAGTTCGTGGCTGACGAGGGCGTGACCGGCTCGATGAGGGCCAGCCAGCGCCCGGCGGCAGCCCAGATGCTGGAGAGGCTTGAGCCTGGAGACCATTTGATCGTCGCCAAGCTCGACCGCTTCTTCCGGTCTGCCAGGGATGCGCTGAACACCGTCGGAGAGCTGGCGGAGAAGGGTATCCACCTCCACATCATCGACGTTGGCGGCCTGGTCACCGGCAACGAACCGATCCCCAAGCTCATCCTGAGCATCCTGGCCGCCCTGGCCGAGATGGAGCTGAGCCGCATCAAGGAGCGCATCGCCGAAGGCAAGGCGCGCGGCCGGGCGGAGAACAAATACATGGGCGGGAAGCCGCCCTACGGCTGGCGCCCTGGCGCCGGTGGCATTCTGGAACACGATCCGGACCAGCAGCTGATGCTATCCGAGCTGATCCGCATGCACCGGGACGGCCGGACGGTAAAGAAGGGGTGCCAAAAAATAGCGAGGGAGCTTTACGACCGGCACGGAATCACGATCAACAAAAATATCGTGAACGAACAGCTTCAGCTGTTGCGAAAAAAATACGGCGTGGAACCGAAGGCTCCGGCGCGCGCTGAGATCAATGCGGTCTTGAGCGCTGAGGCCGAGAGAGAGCTGAGCGCTGTGGCAAAGTCCAGGCCCAAATTCAAATACAGGCAGAGAGCAAGGAGGATAAAAAAATGACGGATGCCGACAAGGCAAAGCTTCGAGTCATCTACGCGGCACTGGCCGCCGGCTTCGACCACGAGATCTTCGTGTTGGGCTCCCTACACGAAATCGCGGTCCTAGACCCAGAAGGATACTCGGCCGATGATGCGGAAACGCTTTTGCGAGCTCGCGTCAATGTCTCCGGGGTCAAAGACGAGGTGTGCGCACTTTTCGAGGAGAAGCTGAAATGATCTGGATTATCGACGCATATTCAGAGGCTTGCCACAAAGCCTACATGGTCATATGGAGGGCGTCGCCTAGCCTTGGGGCGTGGATGGAACGGAAGTTCGACTTAGCGCCCTGACCGTCCCGTCCTGCGCCGCCGTTTCCAGCGGCGCAGTTCCGGCTTGTCAGCCCGCTACGGCCTGAGCCGTGAGGGATGCCACCGTCGTCTGGAGGGTGTCGAGATCGGCGGCGGTCGCGGCGGGGGTGCCGACCGCTGCAAGCTGGGCCGTCAGGTCCACGATGGTCGCGTCGCGCGCGGCAATCGTGGCGTTCTTATCGGCGATCTCCGCGGTAATCGCATCGTGGAGGCCGTTCAGGCTCGTCTGGACTTCAGCGAGGGTAGCCATGAGGATTTGGAACTCCGTCCGTTTTGGTTTCTTCAGGTGGATGGAAAAGGGGAGGAAGAACATGGGTGACTCCGGTTTGACGCGGGAGAACGCAACAAACTCAACTTGAAAAACGAATCACTTCCGCAGTATATCTGGAGGATTGGATCGGGCATAGCCGCAATCAAGCCCTGCGCCGTTCGAGCGGTGCAGCACTGGGCTGCGGCCCAAAACAGAGACCCCCAGCGTGCTTCGAGGCGCGCCAGGGGTCAGTCCAACCAGCCGTTCGGATAAGGAGGTTGTGGCGTGCATTATAGCCACGCGATTAAGATTCCTGCAAGCATTATCGGTTTCGGTTTCCTGGGGGTGGAGATGGCGAGTAACGCCGGTCTCCTCAGCTCCGCCGGGCCGATAGCTGTTGCCATCACCTTGATGGTGACCTTTGCCGGTGCGATGGCGCCGGTGTTCGCAGAGCACCTGTGGGTGGCGGGGCACCGGGCGAAAGCCCTGGCCCTGTCGGTATTCTTCCTGGTCGTCGTCGTTGTGTCCCTGGTCTCAGCTCTTGAGCGGACCAGCGGCCGGCTTGACGATAAGGTGGCCGCCCATGATGCCGGCGCCGAGAGTAAAGCGCTTTCCGGGCAAATCCTGAAGGACGCCGAGCGCATCCAGAAACGCGAGTGCGTCAAGGACGGCTCGACCGCCTGTAAGCGGGCGGAAGCAAAGCTCGCCGAGGCCCGCCTCGGCCTCGTGAAAACCGGAACCGCCGCCGCCTCGGCAACGGGGGATGGCGGGAACAAACGGATTGCACAAATCCTCGGGGTGAGCGAAGACTCCGTGCGGCTATGGCTGCCGTGGCTTATCCCCATCGCTGTGCCATTCGGAGCCTGCATTTTCCTGGGTATTGGGCTCTCCCCATCCTGGAAGCCGGGAGACCGGCCTACGGAGGCAAGGGAAGCCCAGGGAGCCACGGAACCGGCCGCCCCGGTAATCCAGCTCCCGAACTCAGGAGTGGCCCTCCAGCGGCTTTCCTTGCTGCTGGAGGGCTGCGGCGGACAGACCCGGAAGTCCGGGAATGCCCTGGCCGATGAGCTGGGATACTCCCGCTCGACCTTCGGCTTGTGGCTGAAGCGCTGGTCCGATGCCGAACGGCTGGATAGCCCCATCGTCCGGAAGGACGGCTGGATCAAGCTGTCCCGCCAGCGGCACCGTAGGCGGGCCTGACCAAGGGCGCCCAGGGGCATCCAATCCCTGGGCGCTGCTATCTCACTCCGAGACTTTTAGTATTCGTTAACAAATACTTACTGGATAGCTTGCTTAAATTTTATAGACGAATCAGTAGGATGACGCTATCTACTTGTGGACAGTGGCGAGATTCCGTTAGATACTTTTGAGACTTCAAGCTCAACGATGGGGTGAAACCAAGATGGAACTGGATATACCTGCCCAACTCATCATCGGAGGACTCCTGTCGGGGGCCTCCGGGGTCATCTGCCACCTCCTGCTGGAGCAGCGCCGGCAGCGGCGGGCCATCGCTGCCCTTCTGAGACTCGTCGAAGAGAGGACCCGAGACCTGAGGAAAGCGGATGCGCAGATACTCGGCCTGATCGACACCCTGAACTCGGGGACGCGCACGGCCTTCGCCCGCACTGGGCGGGATATTGGCATGCTGGCACGTGAGTTGGGGATGCTTGAGGTTATCGACGACCTTCGCAAAGACCGGATGAACTAAGCGTCGTTGGACGCCGGCCCGGCGAGAACCGCAGGGCCGGATATTGAGGCAGGCGGTTTAGCTGATGATCGGCACTTCTTCCCAAATCATCCCGCCGAAACCCGTAACGGCCGTCAGTGCGCCGATGGCCACGTAAGCCCCAGGAGGGATGATAATAGACCCCTCCATGTCGAGCAGCGCCGGGGCGCTTGACGGCAATGCCGCCGCCGTGAAGCCGCCCTGCATCGGATGAATCCACATGGGGGTTCCGACCAGTGTCGCAGCACCGTCCGCTTTGGCGGTGGCCGCCGGTCCGGTGCCGATCGTGGTGGACGACGCAGCCAGAGCTGTGGTGTGCGTGACAATACCCGTAGACAGATACCCGCCGATAAGGCCGATGGGAGCGATCGCCGCCGGCGCAACGCTCAGGGCAAAGTTGACTTTCAGCAGCACCAGGTTTTTCGTGTTACCGGCCGGGTTCGACAGGCACAGGCCGGTATAGGTGGTAGCCAAAGCCACAGAGACCGCGGTCGCCGCCTGGTTGGCGGCAAAAAAGACGTTCCCGTTCCGGGCTTGCTCGTAATAGCGCCCATGCAGCATGGAGGTGACGACGCCACCTTGCTGGTCCAGGCGAAGGTTGCCCCTTGTTCCGGCAGCGATTGCTTGCTGGCCGGCGTATCCATTCACATCCACGGCTAGTCCCTCCTAGTTGATTATGGAATCGTTGATAAACGTCGAGGTAAGGTCGATCTCCTGACCGCTGTTTATGGCGGCGGGGAGCAATGACAGCAGCATCGTCTGCTTCTGCACCTCCAGGAGAATTGCCTCCAGAAGGCCGCCAGGTTCGGTGATGGAGATGGCGCCAGATGCTGTCGACTGGACTGCGCGCGCCGTGCCTTGGGCGTCTATGGCGGCGTGGATGGCGTCCCCATCAGGAGAGACTCTCCGGCGCCGGGTCTTTCCGGCGGTGTCGATGCCTCCAGTGAGGACCGGGTTCGAGGTTGGCGCCACGCCTGCGGCAATGTTGCCGCCGATGGCCTGAAGGCCGGCGACGCCCGCCGTTACCATGGCCGTTCCGGCCACCTGGGCATTGTTGACACTGGGGACGGAGGGCAGCGGCATGGCTTGCGTGCGCAGGTACGCGCTGCCGGAAACTGTGCCAGACGTGTAGGCTGAGATGTAGGCCCGGAAAAAGCGGCCGACGGCTGGAAATATCCACAGACCGTTGGTAGTCGATGCCGCGACAGGGAGCTGAGCTGCGGCCGACGGCCACCCTGAGATGGCGTACCAGGTGGCGCGGTCATTGCTGACTACGAACGAAACGGTGCCGGCCCAGGTGCCGAATAGCTGAAGGGAGATGGACTGGTAGCCAGTGGTGTCGACGTCAACGATCACCCTGCTCGCGACGCTGGCCGCGCCGGAGATGAGCGCTGGGGCGTCGGAATTGCGCAACGCCCCGTCAGTGCCGATTGCCCGCCGCACCAGGCCGAGGGTCAGCTCCGTATCTGATGCGATCTCATCTGAGATCTCGGCCAGCTCGCTGGCGGGGGCGGACTCGCTCAGGATTTGCTTGATGTCGGCAAGGAGGCTTTCAGCCGTCGCGCCGGAAACGGCTGATACAGGCGCCTCGGCGCCGGAGACGACTGATACGGGAATGGGGTTCGAGACGCTGACGTCATCAGAACCGACCAGCAACTCCGCCTTGTGGTGGGGAGTCACCTCTCCACTTGTGGAGACGGACACCTTAACGTCGTTTGTATTCGATGACTTTACGCTTGCCATTCGTCGAATCCTTCATACACAACCGTGTTCCGGCGGGAGGACTTGACAAATAACAATAAGCCCAAATGCTAATTTAGCATTTCTTCTTCTTCGACTCTTTCTTCTCTTCCGCGGTCTCTGACTTTTTGTCGAGTTTGAGGTCGCGCTTCTCAGAAGCCTTGATCATCGCCGCGACCTCGGCCTTGGTCACGTATTTCTTGTCTTCTTTGGCGTCAGTCTTGGGGGAGGGTTTCTTCGCAGCCATCAGTGTCTCCTGCTGGCATCCGCTTTTTCGAGCGGGTTGCCATCCTTGTCCGTGTTGAAAGTGGTCTTGGCGTAATGAGACTTGCCAGCGACTTTCCGGTGGAAAATGATGACGGTGAGCCGGGGAGCTGGATAATGCTGAACGAGGACATCTTCATCAGCGAAGGAGGGGGAGCGGACCGACTTCAGAGCGCCGGCTTTTTCGAACTGAGCGACCGCAGATTTCATGGCCTCGTGGAAGACCATCATGGTCCGGTATCTTCCGGTGGGCTCGACCTGGAATTGGAAGCGTTCGAGGCCCTCTAGGACCTCGCCATTTTTTTTGTCGAGCATCTCTGGTCACAATTCTCAGCGTGAGTAAATTCATACACTCGCGGTTAACCGCCGTCAAGCGTCTAATTCATCGTCAGAACCGGCATTTTCATCCAAATCTGTGGATAACTTTCCGGAAAGGTTCCGCCATTGCCGCAGGATGAGCGGTTTGTGGCCGCGCATCAGCCACTTGTACAGGGTCCCAAATTCCTCAGACGGCTTGTTTACCATGACCCCAGAGAGGGTGGCCTCCACCATCTGGAAGACGACCCCTTGCCTTGCTGTCCGGTCTCTGCAGACCTCGAAGAGGGCGTCGCCATACCCATGATGCTCGTGCCCGCTGAAGGAATATCTTAGGCGGGAGCTGCTGTGCCGGTCTACGAGACACGCCACCTCTGCTCCTCTTGAATTCTCTCCAGCACTGGGTGCGCCGGCCACGGCGTCTGAACGCCCCTCTTGCGATCGTGCCATGCCTGCCGATAGGCCCTCGTCCATTTCCATGCGGCCTCCCGCCCCGAATGCCGCGCGATCTCTTCGGCGCTGGCGATAAAATATTCCCGTTCTGCGGCTGAATCCGCGCCGGCCGCCTCCCAGGCTTCGAGTGTCGGGAGGATGAGGTCGCGGATGCCAGTCTTCAGCACCTACCTGTACCGGCGTAGAGAATTTCAGCAAGAGTCTTCAGCTTTTTATCCACCAATCTGTGTTTCATGCCCCAATGCCGGCACAGCGATGTGCAGGCGAGGCGGACCATCTGGGCACCTACCGCCCCTTGCGCCTTTTCGTTGATGTGCGGGGCGTAGTAGCTGCCGAGCTTGCTCAAGGGAGGGTGGTCGGCCATGGTCAGCACCAGCCAGGCCATGGCCTGGTGGAGCAGCCCGTCGACGGAGAGCATCGCGCCGCGCACCTGCTCCCTGGCGTAGGCGGTGCGCTCGGAGGGCAGCATCTCGTTGATGCTCACGTCGTATTTCGGCATGAACCGCACCGTCGCCGGGCCGCGGAAGGCACTCATGTGCCAGTAGCTGAGGAACCTCATAGCCGCCTCGTACTCCTCGGCGCTCAGGGTTCCGCGCTGGCGGAGTGAGTCGATGACGGGAACGATCTGCCAGGTCCGGTGGCCAGCGTCCATCCCGTCCGTCTCGACGAGGGTGCACCTGACCTTCGAACCGGCCATCCTGGCCTGCATAGCGCGCTCAGGAGTGGGCTCACACATTTCCTTGCCCGTTGGCCCCTTCCTCGACAGATGGGCCTCCAGCGCCTTCCTGTGAGCTTCTACGCCGGTAGTAACCTGGCGCTCCCCCCTCGTAGATGTTTTCCGCAAAGTCTGCCCCGTATGCAAATCTCAAATCGGCGAAGGGATTCCGGCGGGCGCCGGCCTCCGCTTCATTTTCTTGCCACGATTCGCGGCAGAACTCCCGGTATTCGTCGATCGCCAGGAATGCCTCATGGACCTCCGCCGGTGCCAGGCCATCTAAAATGGTCATCTGGTGGAGGAGGCTCAGCAGGCAAGCCGCGCGCGCCGCCGGTGCCGCTTCAGCCCAGCCCGCCATGCAAAACCCGGAGCATTTTCCCAGATAGTCATAGGCTGGACGGTAGCCTC